CCTTCCGCGTTGGCCCATATCTCCCGGTTGAGGAGGCGTGCGAGATTCGACGTAGAAAGACCGAATTGATGTCGCAGGTCTTCGGTCGGAGTCCCAAGCGCCGCACGTTCTCGGATGAATACAGCGTCATCTGCGGTGATTTTAGCGTATCCGGACCGATGGCGCCCGCGTTCGACCATATCCTGGGCGTTATCCGCAGGCGTTCCGAGTAGGAGATGGCGAGGATTGACGCAGCGAGGATTATCGCAGGTATGCCGAACGACCTCCCCATCGGGAATCGGTCCGTTGAAGAGGCGATAGGAGACGCGGTGCGCCCTTTCGACCCGTCCTTCCACCCATATCCTTCCGTGCCCGTATTCGGTCGTTGAACCGCCCCATTCCCAACACTCTTCCGGCGCTGAGAACGACGTCCGTTGAAGGAGTCTTATGGCGACCGACTTCATCGCTCAAAGTCGCCTTTCTGAAGGGCATCTCGGAAGTCATCGACGGAGTTGAAACTGCGGTTCGTCTTCGGCGCCTCTTTCGGCTTCTTCTTCGACTTCGGTTTGGGGCGTATCTCCGGTCCCACCGCTACGTCGTTCTCACCCGGTTCCTTCGTAATGATGGAGTACACTTCGCGCTTATGGTCTAACCGGATATGCGGATACCACTTTCCCTTCCCGTTATGGACGAAAACCGAACCCAAGTGGCGCCAAGAACCGTAGTTGATCTTGCCGATGATCTCCTCTTCGTGATCGTTTTGAAATAATTCTCCCTCTCCTAACGTCTCCGCACCGACGAAATAGAACCGCCCGTGAGCGTCGGATGAGGTTGAGAAGAGGACGAAGACGACCGCGCACGGCACGCCTTCCAATTGAGGAGACGTTCCCGTTGAGCCATCAAGTCGATACTCGTCATCACCGGTTCCTCGAATCTGTAAATGCGGGCGACCGCCGCGATTCAAAAACGTGTCCACCGCGTCGGTGAGCGCCTCTTCCCGTCCTATACTTCGACCTTCCACTTTTCACCTCGCTTTCTTCTACCGAACGAAGCGACGGAGCGATGAACTACCGCCTCTCAAAGTCTCCCCGTTGGAGCGCCTTCCGAAGATCATCGACAGAGTTGTAGCTATCAACTCTCTTTGCGGGCGCTCCCGGTCCGGGTAAGTCGTTGCCGCCGTGGGCGCTGGGCATGGAGACAGCGTCCTCCTCAAGCGGAGCACCATAGGCGCTATCGCTTCCCGGCGTATGACGATAGGCGCCTCGCTTAACGTCGATTTGGAGCCACTCTTTGTAGACGTTCCCACGTGGTCCCGTCCCGTCCACGAGGTACACAGTCGCCATCTCCGGAAGGTCGTGCTGGAAGTGTATTCGACCGTCGATGATCGACGGGTTCTTCAACTCGAATTCCCGCGCAAGCTCAAGCGTCTTCGCGGCGATGATGTAGCGGAAGTCCGGCTCATGGTCATCGTCCTCGCCTTTAACGATGTAGGCGATTTGATAGTTGCCGCCGTTCATATGCGGCTCCGGTCCCGCCTTGAGCCCGACTTTGATCTTGCCGGGCATCGTTAGTATCTCGAATCCCGGCTGACCGCCGTTCACCAAGAACTTCTCAAGCGCCTTCATCGCGTTCTTCTGTTGTTGCGTTTCCGTCTTCATCGTCTAGTCCTCCATCGCGTCAAGCGCCATCTCCGCTTCCTCTTCCGCAGCCGGGTCGAGAGACCACCGCTTGATACCTCGGAACCGCTTTGAAGCGATTTCGACCGGCGCCAAAAATTCTACGAAGTTGCCGCTCACCTTCACCTCTTCGTACTTGATGACGCCCTTTTCGATTAGCTCCTTCATCTTCGTCGTCACCTCTTCGGCGGTCGCCGTCTTCGGGTTCGTGACGGCGTAGTATCCGCCCGCCTTCCGCTTGCCGCAGCCGCGCTTCCGTTCCGCTTCCACTATCGTCTTCGCTACCGTCTCGATGCCCTTCGCTTCGATTTCCTTTTTGAACTCTTCCTCATCCTCAGGCTTGAGGACGTATTCGGTGGCGCTGGGGAGGAACATCCCGAAGATTCGACCGTTGGGGAGGCGCCCGGTGCCGCCGCAGTTCTCGCACATCTCTTCGGCCGCCACGCCGTTCTTCTTTTCGGCGGTCCACTTCTTCGGAAGGTGGAGCCAGTAGTTGTAACGCCGGTATTCCCAAACGTCCTTATCCCCGAAGACGACCTTGCCGCCCGTTCCGCCGCTCATCGTCCCTTCCCCGTCGCAATCGACGCAGTTCATTTGCTCGGCAAGAAGCTCGTGGATTTTCTCGCTGCGCTTCTGAGTCTTCGTCTCGCAGCGCTTCATCTTCGTCTTCGTCTCCTTGATCTTCTCCTTGAGGGCGTCCGTCGCGTCGTGATCCCTCTCTTCGGAGTTGGCGACCTCCAGTTCCATCTTCTTGACCTTCGACTCCAGCGCCATCTCCTCTTCGCAGAAGTCCTCACGCTCGATTTTGAGGCGGTTGATTCGCTCCGACCGCTTGCGACACTCGGGGCACTCGATAGTCCCCAAGCACTCGGGGCATTCGTGATACTCGCCTTCGTCGTGGGCGACGAATACGACCGTGTTCGCCTCAAGCATCTTCTCCGCCACCGCCGCGTTCGGGAGTCGCTTTGAGATACCCATCTCAAGCGCCTCTTCGACGTAGCTTTTGATCGTGGGGTAGTGAGCGGCACCGACCCACATCAGATAGCTCGTCTCCACCTTCGTCGTCTTTTCTTCTTTCGTCGTTTTCATTTTGGACTCCTTTATTATCCGATCACGTCGATCAGTTTCACGACCTTCTCAAACATCTCCGGGGTGAGGGCGAACGTCGCCTCAACCCGGTCCGCGTCGAGCGTCTTGACCTTGCGAAGCGTCTCCGGGGACTTCTTATCCCATCGCAAGTCCGCCTCATCGCTCCAGTCCTTCGGTCGGTTGTGCTCGTCCATCTCGATTTTCGCGCACGCCCTGCGAAGAGTGACCTTGGCCGCTTTCTTCTTCTCGTCACTCTTCTTGCGAGCCTCCTTCCGCCTCTTCCCGCCTTCGACCCGTTCCAGAATTCTCTCGACCGCCTTGGCGACGTCGAAACCCTTTTTGGGCTCCGGGTACGTTTGCTTGTTGCCGTAGTCTCCCAGCGTGTAGTAGAGTCGGCCGTTGTAATGCGTCCGGAAAGCGCCGCCCGAATCCTGCTTGCCGACCTCCATGTAGATGCCGATGTCGTCCACTCGCGAAACGCCGTGGCCGGTATCGAGTTCGTGGCCCGCGTCGATGAGCGATTCCCGGACCGCTTCGATGAACGACGTCCTGCGCGTGTCCATGTCCTCTTCCAGCCTCTTCCTCGCCTTGTTTACTCCCGTTGTGGTTCTCATTTTTGGACTCCTTTTCTTTTCGCCCGTTGGGGCTATGTGTAGGGGGTTTCCGTCCCCCGTTCTCCCTCTAACCTTTCACGATCATCCGAGTATGGATAAGGGTCGGATTTTCCCCGTTAGCGTATTCCCACCCGTGGACCCGAAGACCCACCAAAAAATCTTCCCGCGTTCCGGTTCCGCTAACTAGCGAGACGACTACACCGGTGTGCGTCCGCCCGGTATGGCGATTTCTGAAAGTGACTTCGTCGTTTATTCTGATCCCCATGTCTTCGCTCGTCCTCATTTTCGTTTCCCCTTTTTTTTGAGACCATCTCCATACATAAAATTTAGTTCTTTTCAATCTAATAGTAAAGAGAAGATACGCGCTTTTTCAAAAGAAAATTACAACGCGTTGAAATCTTTAATTTTTTAGCCGCATCCCTATTTTGAAAAAGAGGAGAATTTGGGCGGAAAAGACGCCGATTGTACGCGGTTATTCGGCCTTTTGAATACCGAAAAGCTCGTCCAGATTGTACTCATCGATGAGCTCATTTGCGAACTTTCGGTGGCCTAGTTCTTGGGCGAGTAGTGCGAGCGAAAGACCGACGATATTGCGCTCATGACCGGTATTTCCGCGCAACGCTTTTTGGATTCTTTCGCGTGCTTGCTTGACCGCCGCGTGCTCCTCAATCGGTTCTTTCGAAGGTGGAGGAGGCGGTGCGACTTCCTTCGGTTCCGTCGCTTCCTCTTTCGCCTCTTCCACGACGCCGAACGAGTCGCATTCGACGTTGCGACAGTACTTCCACGGATCAGACTTCTTCACGCGGGCGGGGACGGCGGATTTGTACAAAGCCTTGCCGCAATCGGGACAGCGCGGATGCTTGGGATGAACTCCCTTTCTGGGAGCGTCTTTACTCAAGACTCAGCGTTGCGATTCGGTCGATTGGGATACGGTCGTTTGGGTCGCCGTTCACTTCGATTTCTATCGGCAATTGAACTTCATCTCCGTTGAAGATGAAGCTGCGATAGGTAAACCCGGAGATGCGACCCTCGCGCATCACGCCGTCCACCGTTTCGAGCGACATGAACTCCCCTACCGACTCGATCAACTCATCAATCCATTTTCCCGGTCTCATCGTGATTCTCCTTGCATTGCCGACTACAAAATTTTTTTTCCTTGAGGACGTCCGCGCCGCATTGCTTGCATACGCCGATTCGATAAAATGAAAGCTCACCGGAGCTTCTCATACCTTCGAACAACGCACGCTCCGACGCCGTCATGTACTCTTTGTTCGGGTCGAACCTAGCGCCGAACGTTTGCCTGAGAGTCATTCGCTCGGTTTCGTTCCTTCCGGCACCTCCATTATCCTACCTAACTGGGGATGCCAAAATTGTTTCGCTTGCTCGTCTCCGATTATCATATGAAGCTTCTTCTTATGGACGAGCGCAACGCCATTTACTCCAAGCGTATGGCCCTCATCGACGGTGATTGAGTAGCTACTCCTCCAATCGAGAAGACGATTGCCCGTGATGATAACGTAGTCTTTGAAGTTGCCCTTTACTTTCTCCTCAAGCATCATCGCTTTAATCGTTCTCGCGTTCGCTGTCGGTGCGGGTTGCTTCTCTTGAACGCCCTGTCTCTCACGTTGCTTCTTCGCTCTGCGAGATGCCCGCGCCTTTGTGCTATTGTAGCCCTTGCGTTCCTTGTCTTTCTTCTTCCTGCGAGATGTGTTACGACTCATTCGCAACTCTCCACGCCTTCGAAATATCTGCTATCATCAACGCTTGTATCTCCGGGTCGCGTCCCTTTCTCATTAGGTACGATGGATGAAAGGTCGGCATCGCCGGATAGACGCGAGTCCCATCGTTGACGGTCCAAGATTCTACCTCGGTGAAGCTACCTCTCCACGCGGTGATCGGTCCTACACCGGCCATTCGTTTCGCAGCGGTCGCTCCGAAGAGCATTATGACTTTCGGCCGGACGATGTCGATGAGGAATGCGGTTCGCTTCCGACAGGCGCGATGTTCGTCGAATGTAGGCGCCCGATTGCCCGGAGGTCTACACGCGACGGTATTGATGATGAAGACGTCTCGCGATGGCTTGAGACCGGCTTTGATAAGCAACCCATCGAGTAGTCTTCCAGCGGCGCCTACAAATGGAACTCCCTTCTCATCTTCCTTCGCTCCCGGCGCCTCCCCGATGAGGAGCAACTTAGCTTTCGGGGAACCTCGCCAGTGAACGAGCTGGGTGCGTCCCTTCGATAGCTCGCAGCGGTCGCAATCGCTGTAGGTCGTTTCTAGCTTCTCAAGCGTCTTCAATCGACCGAAGCCCATCGGCTACCCCATCCTCATTAGTTCGTTCAATTCGGCCGGAGCCATCAGCGACCGGAACTTGTACGCCATCAATTGACGAATGACGCGCTTCTTATCCCGCTTGGGCTCGATGCGCCTCATCTGCCGTTGCCCGTCGATGAGCGTTAGCTTTTTGAATAGGCGGATGTCGTCTTCCACCTCGGCAATTGCTTCTCGGAATCGCTCAGCGACCGGCCAAGGAGGTTTCGCGGCGCCGTTGATCTTTGCGGCGTGTATGACGTCCTCGATGTCCCCATAGGCGTTAATGAGCTTTGCGGCCGTCTTCGGTCCTACTCCCTTCACGCCGGGGATGTTATCGGAAGAGTCGCCAGCGAGCGCCTTGAGGTCAGCGAGGCGAGGCGGCGACACCTCGTGTTTAGCGATGACCGCCTCTTCGTCAAACACCGTATCGTTCCCGCGTCTCCCAGGCGCCACTACAGTGACGAGGTCGTCAACGAGTTGCCGGAGGTCGCTGTCACCCGTATAGATTACCACGCGCCGTTTCGCCTCAGCGTAGTAATGAGCTAAAGAGCCTATCACGTCATCCGCCTCGCAGCGGATTCCCCTGTACTGATCGACTCCGATGGCTCTGAGAATGGCTTTCAATCGCGTCTCCTGATCAATCATCTCTTGGATAAATTCTAACCTCTCTTCATCCGGTTCGGATTTCTTTTTATACTCGGGATACAATTTGTATCGGAAGTTGTTCCGACCTTCCCACGCAACGATGACCCTTCCCCCATAGCGCTGGTGGATACGAATTGCGACCGACAAGAAACCGTAGATGCCGCCCGTCGCTACCTCTACATCGCCCAGTTCCGCGCTCAACATACCGAAGGCGTCCACCGTCCTCCATAGGAGATGGCGCCCGTCTAAGATGATGATGTCGGCTTTCATTTGATTACCTTGATCGCGCTTTTCTCTTCGCAAGCCTCTCTAACGTTCCCGCAACAGCGAGTTGAACCGCAATGCGGGCACACCGGCTTCCCGTGAGGCGTGGCCGTCCCTTCCGGATTAACTATCCAACTCCTATCTAGGAGGTTCACCGGGTACGTTTTTGTAATGCGATTGAAGACGCGCACTTCCTTTTCGTGGAGGTCGCTTAACGCAAGGCGCCCGTCTCTCAATTGTACTTCGGTCCATACCAATTGGGCTATCGCGTACGCATCCGCAAGGTCTTCGCTCGTGGTTCGGCTCTGCTTGGGGTCCGGGTTTCTCTTCGTCGGTTTCGCCAACGGTTGGTTGTACTGGGAGAAGTCCTTATCCCAACGCTTCTTCACGGCGCGTTCGATGCTATCCTTTTGGCACGTCCCGTCGTGGGCGGCGAACATCTTCACGGAGATAGGATCATGGAGACGTAGCCTCACGCCTCGGAACCAACAAAGGATTCGAGCGATGCCGCCTATCTCTCCCATGTAATGAGCGCCTTGCTCGGCGCGTATGGCGTAGTCTTCAATGCCCACGTAGTCGGGCATATTCGGTCGAAGCACCGTCTTGTCGATGAAGTTCTCTAGCACCGCAAGGCGAGCTAACGCCAACACTTGCTTCTCCTTCGTCTTGGGGAGCTTGATCCTGAAGCCGTGTTCCTTCGAACGACCCGCTGAGCCGACCGCCGTTGTGAGGTACCAAAAATTGGAAAGCTCTCCATCGAGTAGTTCGACAAAGGCGAGATGATTGAGACCCAGGTCCCACCCCTGTACTTTAGTCGTCAATGTAGTCTCCACGTCTTGCGACCGAATCGTAGGAAACCTATCACTTGAAATATTTGCATCGGCCAATCGTAGTAGGGTTGATTGTAGTCGATACTCTCTTGGAAGAATTTGTACTTGTCTACTCCCAAACCGAATTCCGCGATTATCAACGGCGCGATGTCGTGTCGATTGAATTTACATTCCTTCGGTATCTTGGACGTTTTGGCGAACGGATCAGACGGCACCGGCCAATTCTTCTTGATGAGTTGCTTGATGATCGAAAGTCTCTCCAACGGTATATCAAAAGAGAACGCCACGCGAGAAAGGGAATGGCTGTCGTCCCTAGTGGCGTTGAAGCATCTCACGATTCCTTCCGCCTTGGAATAGAACATCGTGTGCGTCGTGGACTTCTTTGACGGGAGTCTTTCCATCAACTTCGGACTCATCAGGAGCTTGCGCCAAGGCGGACAATCAAACGCAACTATCTTGTCGCCTATCTTGTAGTGATAGATTTTTTCTTCCATCACTCCCTCCTACTTCATCGACAAAGACGAAACCCCATCGCGCTTCTTCACGATGATAGCTTTCTCGAATACCTCCGACATCTCCGTCTCATGGCTAATAACGAAGACCGACCCGCGCCGCTTTCTCATCTCCATCAAGAGCGTTAACACGCGCTGGCGTCCCTCGCTATCGAGCCCATCGAGGATTTCATCCAACGCGAGTATGTCGATGGTCTCGCCTTCCCTCGTGGCTACCAGGTCCATCAAGGCGAGGTCGGTAGCAATCTCCATTTTCTTCAACTGACCGCCGCTGGGCGGGTACGAATCCTCCAAGCCTTCAATCTCCCACGAGATGTCTATCTCATCGCGCATCTCCTTCGAACTCTTCATCTTGCGTTGCGTCGAGAAGTTCATCGTGATGTCGCCGTCCGCTAACGTTTCGAGGTAGTGGTTTGCCCTCTCAGCGACGTAGGGCATCACCGCATCGAGGATATAGGACGGCAAGCCTTGATTCGAGAAACCGCGAACCCAGAACTCAACGTGAGCGAGCGTTGAGGAATGTTCCTTCTTCAAAGTTTTGAAGCTCTTTATCTCTTGCTTGAACTTCTTCCGCTTCTTCTTCGCTCTTGCTAACCGTTCGGCGTGGAGGTTCGTTTGCGCTTTGACGTCCTTCGCTTTCGTCAACTCTTGTCGCGCAAGGGCGATGTAATCCTCTGCTCGCTCTTTCGCGTTCTCCTTCCACGTCGCTAGCTTCTCTTGATCCGACCTCCATCGCTCAAGCTTCCCTTCCGCCTCGTGTAGTTCTTCCATGAGCGGCATATGCTTGCGAGCGACGGTGTCGAACTCCTCTTGGCGTTCCCTTCCCGCTTTGATCTTCTCCCGGACGGCGTTCAATTCGTTCTGCGACTTGCGCTCTTGCTTCTTCCTCTTCTTGATTTCTTTCTTCACCGCTTCGATGAACTCAAGCGCTGCGCCTTCATCGAGAGGAGAGTTACACGTGGGGCATTTCTCTTCCCCATCGAGTCTTTCGAGAGTCGATTTGCTACCGCCCAGCCTCGCCTTATCGAGCGCCGTGACCTCCATCGCTTTGATCTCTTCTTCTTTGAGCGGCGCTATCTCCTCTTCCACGGCTTGAGATTCCTTGGCCGCTTCTTCGGCTATCTTGAGCGCTTCCTTCAGCGCTTCGATTTCCTCGATGAGCGCCTCTTCGACCTCCTCAGAAGTCTCAGCGACCTTCCCGATGGAGTCCATCTCGCTGCGCGCCCGGTCCCGGTACTCACGAGCTTTTGTCCTATGCCGGTCTACATCGCGTGTCCTCTGCTCTTCGAACCGTTCGAAGTCCTTATGTAGTCCCTCGATGTCTTGCTCTTCTAGCCTGATCTCTGCGCCTCTTATGGCTTCGTCGATTTCCGCGATGTTCTTCTTGAGCTTGAGGCGGTATTCGAGCGCCAGCGCGTGGCAGTCCTTGAGGATGCCGGTTCGGAGGATTCGGTGTAGCATCTCCTTCCGTTCCGCGTCCTTCGTCCGTGGATGAGCGAACCGCGCCGAATCGTTCTGGCCGTACAAAACGGTATTCTTGAAAGCTGGGAAGTCTAATCCGACCATCTCAACGATGCGCTCTTGTATCGCGTCCTTGCTCGCTTCGAACTCTTCCCCGGTCGGTTGGAGGAGTTGAAGCTTGGGCGAACCTTTGCGACGCTCTCTCACGACGGTCCATCGCTTCTTCCCGTCTCCCAAGACGACTTCTACACGCGCCGCTTTTCGTCCGTTGCGGATGACCTTGTCGCCCTTTTCGCCGTCGATGGTCTTGCCGTAGAGTCCCCACGTGAGCGCTTTGAATAAAGTAGACTTCCCTGAGCCGTTGTTATCGGCCGCTTTGGTATCGGTATTCTCCCCGGTCACCCATACCAACCCCATCCCCGACAACGGCAATCGGAGGTCTTCGAAGCAACAGAAGTCCGTTGCGACTAGCTCAAGCAATTCCACGTTCGACCCTTGCCCTTCCAAGTATCTCCGTTCCCATCTCTTTCAAACGCTTCTCGTCCAGTCCGGTCGTCACGACTCCGGACGCCTCGATGTACTCTCCCAACGCCTCTTCCATCGACACGGTTTCTTTCTTCCCGATGCTCGACTTTGCTAGCCTCGATTCGTGGTGATAGACCGGCTTGTGTTTGAAGTCCGCCTTGATCCCTTTCGCCTTCAACGCCTCGCAATGCGCTTGCGCCTTCGGTTTTATCTTCGCCCATCGGGCGTGAGTCGCCTCTAACTGAAAGCGCAGGTAGTCTCCGCTCACGGCGTCGTGGTGCTCCTTGAGCGAGGAGCAAACATGGAAGCGAGGCGCGTTGCTGGGATGGAAATCGTAGCTCAACATCCCTCCCTCTTGGAAATCGACTATCCAGAATCCGGCTTCCCTTCCGGCGTCTCCGAAGTTATGATGCATCGGCGCCCCAAGGTAGCGACCGTTGAGACCGAATGTTTGCGGGTCGTGGAAGTGGCCGGCCAGTACCGCTTCGAACCCGTCGCAAATCTCTTTCGGGTCCAATCCGTCGTCGCATATCCATCCGAGATGCTTTGAGTCCAGTACGCTTCCGTGAAGGAGCAACGCGTGATACTTGCGAGCGTCCAACTTCTTTTGAATCGCTTTAATCTCTTCGCGCATCTCTTCGACCGGCTTGAACGCTACCGGCCAAAGGTTCCAATTGCCTTTCTTGATTTCGATTTCAACGTGCTGGCCGGGATTCTCCCCGATCACGTGGATGCCCGGCCGGTTCATCGCACCGAAAGCCTCCACGGTGAAGCGTCCGCCGCGTATGCTATTCGCGTCGTGGTTCCCCGGTAAGATGTAGACGTCAACGCCTAACCCGACGATGGCCTGAACCGTCGCGGTAAGAGTCACGGCGTCCACCAAGCTCTTATCGAACAAATCCCCTAGCACGAAGACGGCCATCACCTCTTCTTCCTTCGCTACCTTTCGGATTTGCTCCCACAGAGCCATCTGATCCTCAAGGCGGTCGGTGAGGCCGTTGGCGGTCGGTTTCGCGTATGGGAGTTTGTTACTCATATGAACGTCCGCCACGGCTAGTATCTTGAAGGAGCGTAACATCAGAAGCGTTCCAGTTGCGCGACGGCGATGCGGTCTTCGTCGCTCAATAGCGGTTTCCCGTCGCCCACCTTCCGGAGAAGTTCCAACGCGGCGATGATTGAGGCAATGGCGTTCCGCCGATTTGCTTTATGTAGCGCCTTGAACGCCTTGGGCGGGTCATCGTCCTCTTCCGCTTTCGCTTTCCACTTTAGCACGATTGCTCGACACAACTCGTTGATCGGTTCCTCTTCTTCCCCGAAGACCTCATCGCCCAACGTTCGCCAAATCGTGTCCTTCAATTCGTCGGGAATGTCGAACCAATTTCGAAGACTCACCATCCGCCTTCCTCCCTCGCTTCTTTCAGGATTCGCCCGTACCATTCTTCATCAACCACAAGCGTATCGGCCGCTGCGTTCAATCCTTGCCCCAACGTTTTCCCTCCGTGTTTGTAAAACGCTCCCTTCCTCTTCACCGTGCCAAGCTTCTCCGCTATCCAAAGCAAGGACTTCTCCTTGTCGAATCCTTCCCCGTATACAACGCGCACTTCCGCCTTTTTGAACGGCGGGGCAATCTGATTCTTCTTCGGTTCGACCCAGAGCTTGTTCGCTACTCTTTCACCGTCCACTTTCTCCGAACCGAAGTTGGTAACGTGGAGGATCATCGAAGCGTAGAACTTGGGAGCGTTGCCGCCGCAAACGTCGTCTGGGTCACCGAACTTCACGCCGATTTTATTGCGCACCTGGCTAACCCAAAGCAGCGCAACGTCCTCCTCATTCACCAACGGGATTAGCTTGGGGAGTAGACGACTATACACGCGTGCCTCGGGAGCAACGTGTTGCGCTTCCTCTTCTCCTTCGTATTGCGCCTTGGTGATAGCGGCGTTCATCGAGTCGAGCACCACAAGGACCGGCGTGCGCTTGCCCGTCTCTTCTCGATTCGCTTTGATCCTTTCGATGATGCGCCGCGTCGTTTCGAAAACTCTCTCAAGATGAGGAGGTTGGACGATGATGAGGCGCTTCGTATCAACGCCGATGTCGCGGGCATAATCCGGATCAAGTTTGTATTCCTTGTCCATGTAGACCACGGCGCCGCCTTGCCGCTGACATTCGGCTACGATATGAAGCGCAAGAGTCGTCTTGCCGCTTCCCTCTTTGCCGTGGAGGATAGTGAGACGCCCCAACGGGATTCCGCCTCTGCCCGTCGCCCAGTCGATGCTCGGACATTGCGTGGAGATAACGCCTCTGATCTTGATCGCGAACCCTTCCGAACCGAGCAGTTGCGCACCGTCCTCGCCTCCGATTTCCTCCAAGATTCCGGCCAGCACATCACCGGCCGGTTTCTTGGATTCTTTCTTCGACTTCTTCTTGGACTTCTTCTTCTTGGAGGTAGCCACCGGCGTGCTCTACTTCTTCTTGGACTTCTTCTTGGCGGGAGACTTCTTGGCCGGCTTCTTCTTCTTCTCCTTGGCGGGCGTCTTCTTCTTGCCCTTGTGGATGCGATCCAGCTCCTTGTCTAGCTCGTCCAGCTCCAGCTCGTCATCGTCCTCTTCGTCGTCATCCCCATCGTCCTCTTCGGCGTCCTCCTCATCCTCTTCGCCATCGTCGCCGTCCTCATCGTCCTCCTCATCCTCATCGTCGTCTTCGTCGTCCTCCTCATCGTCGTCTTCGTCGTCCTCCTCATCGTCCTCGTCATCGTCGTCTTCGTCGTCCTCCTCATCGTCCTCGTCATCGTCGTCTTCGGCGTCCTCTTCCTCATCCTCTTCGGCGCCGTCATCCTCGGTGGTGTCCTCCTCATCCTCGATGTCGTCTTCGTCATCGTCGTCTTCATCGAGTTCCACCTTCACGCCCGCCATCGCCGCTTCGACCTCTTCGGGACTCTTGATGAGCTGGGAGACGATTCGGAACAGGTCGCAGTCGCCGCCTTCCTTGAGCGCCTTGAGGACCATGTCGCGCAATCGCTTTGCGAGCTTCTTCGGCTTCTTGAGCGACTCGGTGTCGGCCGCCACCTTGTACTTCGTATCCGTGGGGCCGGTCCCGACGCGGTTGATCTTGGCGAGGATTGCGGCGCCCATCTCCGTGATATCGCCGTTGTCGAAGAACATCTCCATCAGGCCGTCATAGACGGTCTTGCCGACGAAGGCCACGGCCGGTTTCGCGGCGACCTTGTTCCACGGTTGCGAGGACTTTCCGCGATGCTTGAGGAGCGTGAGGCCCCAGAGATAGCGAGTCTGGACCCTGCTCCGGTCGCCATCGTCCGCGTCCATCTTCCCGGCTTGGATAGCCTCGCAGACGGGGCAATTGCCGTCCAACTTGATCCCGCGCTTCTTGAGTAGCGCCTTGATGAACGGGTGCTTGATGATCGGGTTATTGTCGCTGTCGAGGCAAACGCACATCGCGTTATTCTTCCCAACGGCGTAATGAACCGCGACAGGGATGTAGTTGAGCCCTTCGGTGGGCTCATACTCATCTTCCTCTCGACACGGCGGATGGACGTACACGAGGCTGTCTCCCTCGGGCACGTTCCAGAAGTCCCCGCCGCGTTGCTGGGACTCATATCCGCGTCTCATCTTCTTCATATTCACGCCCATGATACTTCTCCTTTTCTATCGTTGGTAAAGGCTCATGCCTTTCGCTTCTTCTTCTTTTTCTTCTTCCGGTTCAACTCGCGCATCTGCGCGGCTTTCTCTTCCCGGTCCGCTTCCTTTTCCGACCGCTTGCGCGATGGTTTCTCCGGTGTATGCATACCGGTGGAGTCCATCTCCGCTCGCATCATCGCGCCTTTCGACTGGAGCATGCTCGCTTTCGTCTTGAGCGACTCGTAAGTGGTCTTGGCGATGGTCGCGTTTCGAGTCGCCGCTGCGATGCCCTGCTTGAGCTTGTAGAACATCTCGCTTTCCTCGATGCGCTGCTTCACCTTCCACTCGGCAAGCTTCGGTTCCGCCTCGGCAATCTCCATTCCCTTGCCCGCTCTCCACTGGCGATAGTACGCATCGACCTCGATGCGCTCCGACTCCGCTGCCGCCCAGACTTCGCCCCAGTACGACATGAGCGAGGCGATGCGGTCCATATCCCGGCTCACGTCCTTGATGAGCATGAGCTTATCGCGGTTCACGGTTATCTCTTCGCCGCAAACCTTTATGACGGTCGGTTTCACAGGTCGCCCCTATCCTGAAGCTTGTTCCGAACGGCGCGAACTTTCTTGGCGCCGCAGTGGTGCTTGGCGGCGATTTTCTTGATGGAGAGTTTCCCCTCCATGAGATCATCCGCGATGAGCGCCAGCTGGCTTTTCTCTTCGGGCTTTGCGGCGGGTTTCTTCTTCCCGTTGGCCGTCTTCTTCTTGACGGTCTTCTTCTTGGCGGGCGCCGCTTTCTTGACGGTCTTCTTCTTGGCGGGCGCCTTCTGCTTCGACTTCTTCTTGCCCTTCGCCTTGGCCGCCTCTTCGCGCTTCTTCTTGATGTCGGCTCTCGACTTGCGCCACGCCTTTTCGCCCGATGCGTGGTAGTCTTCGGGCGCCGTGCCGGATTGATCCTTGCCGTGGAGCGAGCAGTTGGGGTTGCGGCAGAACGCCCACGCGTCCCCTTTCTTCACCGCACGACCGTACATCGCCTTGTACATCGCCTTGCCGCACTCGGGACACTTGGGGTGCGGGGGATGCGCGCCGCCTCTTTTCCTCTTCGGGGTTTCGTCGCTCATTGCTTCTCTCCTTCGTCTGCTTCGGCGTTGAGCCGTTGCTTTGCTCCCGATGATTGATGGAAACGAAGAACCAAATTGTCGCTGAACTCCCTCTTACCTTCTGGGATGACCGGCGAATTGATAGTGCGGCCCTTGTAAACCTTCGCTGAGAACGTCCCGAAGTTTTTGATCCGCACGGCTTCTCCGTTCTTTACCGTCTTGAGGATATGGCCGAAGAACTCTTCCAACAACTTGACGCCGTCGATTTTACCACCGTGGGTGCCTTTCAAATTCTTCAAGCCTAGCTCAGCGGCCATATCTCTCAAATTCTTCGTCACATCGACTCTGATAGCTACTACCGAAGTTGAACGCCCGCCGCTGATTAATTCAGTTGACGGACTCCTCCACCGTTGTAAAAGAACGCCCATCCCTTCCTGCGAGAGTCGCGTTGCTTTTCAATCGCTGCGACTACTAGCTTGCCGGGAACGAAATGCTTGCGCGCCTCCTCCCAATGCGAACCGAAGCAGATGACCTCGATGTGGCGGTCCGCCCCCATCAATCCGAAAAAGGCCATCTCACGGTCTGCCCGGTCTATCTTCTTTTGAACGTGGGTTACGACGCCGCAGAAAACGTCTCCTGGAGACGACCGATCATCTACCCACGGATGCTCCGTCCTCTTCTTCTTCGTCGCTTCTTTCTTCCACTTCCGCGTTAAAGCGGGATGCCGCCCTGCTACTAGGTTCTCCCATAGGGATAGCTCATCGCCCGCTTCAACTTTCTTCCGGTACGTTTCGAGGTCCACCGCGAAGTCTGCTTTCAAATTTTCGAACTTACCGTTTGCGATGGCGTGGACTATAACGGGAGTCCCGATGCCCGCATCGATCAACGGGCGCATCTCATCGAAAACGTCGATGCCGAACTTGATCCGGTTCTGAACGCCGCTTGCGTCCTCCACGTTCACGTTCGCGTATCGGGCGCCCCAAAAGATTTTCTCACGCTCCCTTTCGGGCGGTAGTTCTCCGGTATGGAAGTCGCCTATTTGGTTGTACTTGACTTCGACGATTACGCCCGCGATGTATACCGCCTTCCCATCGTTCCTCTTGAAGAAATCGTCTTCACCCATCGACTCGATTGGGACGTGTATGTTCTTCTCGATGAAGTCCCCATAGGCGTCGATGGGATGACGACCGAAGGCGAGTGGGTTCACTTGCGAGGCGATCAGTTGCCGTTCCTCCTTCGCATAGTCCGGTTCTTCTTTCGACGCCCGCAACAACTTCCGGATTTGCTTCTCTGCCGCTTCTCCCTTCCCTACGTCGCCCCAAAAAGTTTCTATGTTCTCGACTAGCCACCTGACGTTCGGAACGAACGAGTCCAGCGCTCCGGACTTCGCCAAGGCGAGCACGACGCCCTTGTGGCATTTCCTCCTATCGACCCGCTTGACGAAGTCGGTGAAGCTCGTGTATGGCTGGTTCGCCATTATCGTTTCCGCCGCTTTCTTCCCAACGCCTTTGATGTCCACTAGGCTACCGCGAATTGCTTTGAGCTTGGGGTTAGGGTCGATGGCAAAGTCGCTCCTACTGACGGAGACGTCCGGTGGGAGTAACTGGATGCCGTGCTTCTTCGCGTCCTTGGCGACCTGCTGTATGCGGATGCGGTTCGGTTCGTTCTTTAGCATCGACCAGTAGAACTCGATGGGGTAGTATTTCTTGAGCCACATCCCCCAATAGGCGATGATGCCGTATGCGGTTGCGTGGCTCTTGTTGAAACCGTAGGAACCGAAGAACGTGATTGCGTCCATTATCTTGGCCGCTTCTTTCTCGCTCATCCCGGTTTTCTCCATCGCGCCTTTGATGAAGTTCGTTCGCTCCTTCCCGATGGTCTCGTCTCCATACTTCTTCGCGATGGACTTGCGTAACGAATCGGCCGTGCCGGGAGCAAACCCGGCTATCTCTGTGAAGATTTTAATCACGTGCTCTTGATAGACGATGATGCCCAACGTATCGGAGGTGAGCTCAGTTACCTTCGGATGGAAGGCGTCCTCACCTACCTTAGATGGGTCTTTCTTCCTCTCAACGTATCGACCGGCCAACCCGCTGCGCGCCGTTCCCGGACGGTTCAACGCGGTCATCGCTGCGACGTCTTCAAACGATTCGAAGTTCACGCCCGAACAAATCTTGTCGGCGCCGGGAGTATCATATTGGAAGATACCTACATACTCGTGATCGGTGAAGAGGTCGAGCACGTCCTTGTCGTTCAACTCAACGTCCGATTCCAAATCAATATCGAGTCCGTGGCGCTCCTCAACGGCGTCTAAGCAATTGCGTAACACGGTGAGGGTCCGCAAGCCCAATACATCGAGCTTCACTAAACCCATAGCGGAGACGCCGTGCATATCGAGCGCCGTGACCACGATGTCCTTCCCGTCTTTCTTCCGTACCTCCAATGGGACGTATTCTTCGACATCAGACGGCGCAACTACTACTCCTGCCGCGTGTATGCCGAGGTTCTTCGCAAGTCCCTCTAAACGCTTTGCGTGCTTGAGAACATCCGGATATTTTTTATTGAACTCGCGACACACCTTGAAGTCCTTGAACGAGTCCTCGATGGTTTGGCTGGCGCGTTCATCGCCGCTTGAGCGCTCGATGATACTATTCGTTACCTCATTCACGTCCGCATAGGGGACTTCCAGAACGCGGCTCACGTCCTTGAGGCATTGCTTCCCGGTTAACTTCGTCACGGTGGCTATCTGGGCCACGCGACTCTCCCCATATTTGTCGCGCAAGTATTGGATGATCTCTTGGCGGCGCCCGTCTTCGAAATCCATATCCACGTCCGGCATATCAACACGGTCCGGATTGATGAACCGTTCGAAGATGAGGCCGTGCTCGATAGGATCAACGGACGTTAGCCCCAAGAGAAATGAAACGAGACTTCCCGAAACCGAACCGCGCCCAGGGCCGCACATGATTCGATTCTCACGCGCAAAGCGATAGATGTCGTGTACCATGAGAAAGTATCGGATGAACTTCTGCCGCTTGAGGGCGTTCAATTCGTACATCAAGCGGTCCTTGTACTCACGGCGCGTCCTCTCAACGTTCTCTCCCCGGCGTTGCGCTACTTTCGCGATGCGCTCGTTCAGGTCTCTCCATAGCCACCCTTCGAAGCAAAGTGCCTTCAAGTACCTCCATTCGTTCCGATGCTCAGGAGGTATCTCTACATCGGGAAGAAGCGCTGCGTGATAGTCGATGTTCACTTTCGCTCCGACCATCTCCGACAAAAGCATCGTCCCGTCCAGCGCTTCCTTGATCGCTTTCTTCCCCATGTAGGAGTGATGCTCCAAAAACGTCTCTCTCATCTGCTTGCGCGTCTTGAAATAGAACTCGTCCAAATCGAATTTGAAATGGTCCGGGTTCGACATCACGTCATTCGTTCCGATGCACAAGAGGACTTCTTGATGGACTGCGTCGGTCGGTTCGACATAATGCGCGTCCTGAGTAGCTAGGAGACGAGCGTGATGGCCCCAACGCTCTTTCAATTCCATCGCGAATTTGTTCGCAACGACTTGGTCTTCCATCGCGTGCGGCTGTATCTCCAGCCACAAGTCTTCTCCGAACCTTTCGCGCAAACGTTCCGCCTCTGCGAACGCTTGCTTGCGCTTCCCGTTGATGGCCCGGTCGTACACGGAGCTGGACTGGCACCCCGTCGCTACGATGAGACCGTCCCCGTACTCCAAAAGGGTCGGGATGTCGATGCGCGGTTTGTAGTAGAACCCGTCCATGTAAGATGCGCTCGTCAATTTGAATAGGTTCTTCAATCCCACGTTATCTTTCGCCCAAACGGTAAGATGCCATCGGTCCCGAATACCATGACGCTGTTCGTATTCTCGGATGGCCACTTTCTTCTCCGCTGTCTTTAGTCCTTTGGTGATCTCCTCTTTCTCTTCCGCCGTGAGGCCCTTGCGCTTCATATCGTTTGCGACGTAGAACTCAACGCCGTGAATCGCTTTGATGTCGTGCTCCTCGCAAGCGGTATGGGCGGCGTGGTAGCCTCGCATCGTCCCGTGCTCGGTGAAAGCAACGGCCGGTGCTCCCCTCTTCGCGGCCGTCTCTACATAGTCCGCTATCTTGCCGCACCCATCGAGTTGGCTCATATCGCTATGGACGTGGAGGTGTACGAAATCTTCCTTGCGCTTCTTCTTTTTCTTCTTACTCTTTTTCATCTTCTTCCAAGTCGTCTTCGGTGACCACCTTACAACGAGCGTTGAAATGTTCTGGAGGTTTCCCCGTCCCTGTGAACGCTTCGAATCGAATTGAACCGGGCGCGTATCGCTTCTGGAGTCGGTACTTCACTATCTCAACGAGGTCTTCGGGGAAGTCTTGCTGGAGAAGCCACCTCAAATAATCCGGATAACCCTTTGCTAACGCGGAAACCCTTTTGCCGCTGTGCTTTCCGAAGAGTAGCACGGCATCGTCCCCATCGGCGTTGATCTTGTACTTCGCTCTCATCGCCGCGTTTCCGAACTTCCTCATCGCTTCGGTCGCATCTTCCATCTTGCCGATGTCTACGCCCTTGCGACGCTTCACGCCGTCTCCCGGAAGGTCCCATTTGCCCTTGCGGTCCGGTAAACCGTTCACGCGCTTGCCGCGCAGCCACTCTCTTATTTCTTCAAGGCTCGGCAAACTCTTTCTACACCTTCCGCTACGTCTAGCAGCGACGTATCAATCATCATCTTCTCGACGCACAAGCGATCATACCAATATCGATAATGCTCCTCAAGCGCCTCCGATTCGTCTTCACCGATACGAACGCCCGTACACCTTGCGTGCGCGACTTCGTAAGGCGCCCGCAACCAAACGTATAGCATCCCCGCTTCCCGCACGAGGTCTAACCAAATTTTGGCCGTCTCTTCTACATCAACGAACGTCCCTTGGCCGTACACCTGATCGTAGGCTACTGCGGAAGGAAATGAACGGTCCACTATGATGTTGAGCCCAAGTGAACGGACCAAGTCCGTCATGTACATCTCGTCCACGAAGGTGTTAACGGGGACGCCCAACCGTGAGAGCTTTTCGAGCATCGCGGAATCGTACTTGTTGGCCCTTCCCCGGAAGGCGCTATATGCGGGCCACCCGGTCCGCTTCTCTACTTGGCGAATGTAGGTCGTCTTTCCGACTCCGTTCACGCCTTCGAAGAGTAGTATCATCGCGTCATCTCCCGATACACGCGGTCCATTATTTCAATTCCCTTTTCGATGTCTTCATAGGGGATGTCGAGGACGGGCGAAACGCGGATGGGGTTAACTCTCCACGCTCCAATTATCAAGTCCTCTTTCTCGCAACGCTTGGCGAACTCCCTTGCGTCCACGTCGGAGTAACCCGCGATCATAAGACCTTCCCCGATTACCTCGTTGAACCACCCCAACGAGTACATCAGGTCCATCGCGTACTTTCCGCGATGCTCCACGCCCTTGAGGAAACCGGGCGTCATGTAGTCGAGCATCGCGTTGATGAAGACGCACGATGCTGGGCTCCCTCCGAAGGTACTGTAGTGGGTTCCTGGAGTGAAGGTATCCGCAACGTCTCCCCGCGCAAGACACGCCGCAGCAGGGAACCCGCAAGCAATTCCCTTCCCCAGCGCCGCGATGTCGGGCATCACTCCTACCTTCTGCGCGTAAAGCCACGCGCCCGTCCTCCCACTACCGCTTTGGACTTCATCGAAGATTAGGAGGATGCCGTGCCGGTCGCAATAGTCTCGAATCGACTGAAGTTGGTCTTGGGTGTACGGCATTACGTCGTGATGACCGAGAACGGGCGACATCAGCACCGCAGCGGCGTTCTTATCTATCGCCCCGATGTCGTCCCAATCCCATCGATAGAACTCCTCAAGGTGTGGGCCGAATCCTTCGGTGTGGTATGGCGGTCCGTCCGTCGCTCGCATCGATGCGTACGTGCGCCCGTGAAATCCTTTTCTCAACGTCCAAATCCCGTTGCGTCCCCCGCCGTGACGATGCTGGTGGAGGCGAGCAAGTTTGATACACGCCTCCACCGCTTCCGTTCCGCTGTTACAGAAGAACACGCGGTCCATATCCGTCGCCTCGCAAAGTCCTTCGGCCGTTTCTTCCCTCTCTTTGAACGGGTACAAGTTGATGGAGTGGATAGGAATCTCGTTGCCGAGCATCGATGCGAGCGCCCCACGACCGGCCGCGTGATTGTACCCCAACGCCGATGCGCCGGTATCGGAGTGAAAGTCCAATAGCCGGTTCCCGTCTTCGTCGATCAGGTATGCGCCGTCCCCGCCGATGATCTTTCGTTCGCGGAATTCGATTGTGTCCATCAAGTAGCTCATGAGCCTCTCCTTGCTACGAATCCGGAAAGCGCCGCGTTGTCCGTCTCCTTCCACTTCACGCCGGTCTTCACGACTTGCGGGTCGCAACGAGTCTTATACAACAAGCAGTGCCGCATGATGGAATGGACCACGTCCTCGGTTAGCAAGTAAGGGTCGAGACCCAACGCGGGCAACTCCGTATTCTTGGCGTTGTAGTAATGCTCTTCCTTTTCGATGCGCGGGTTTTCGAGTTGCGCGATGTGGACCTCTCTTCCGAAACGTTCCCGACCTACCTTGCGGACCAATTCCGCCAGCGCCATCACGCTCCACTGTTCGGTGAATTGATTGAAGACTCTAAACTCTCCACGCTTGGCCGGGTTGTCTACCGCGATGCGAATACATCGCACGGTATCGACGATGTTGATGAATGCTCTCGTCTGCTTGCCCGTCCCGTACACGGTGAGAGGAATATCGAGCACGGCTTGGACGCAGAACCGATTGAGCGCCGTTCCGAAAGTCCCGTCATAGTCGAGACGGTTCACCAAGCGTTCGTCTTGCGCCACTTTTATCTCCGGAGTCGTGGCCCCATAGACGACTCCTTGATTGAGGTCGGTGACCCTGAGACCGTAGATGCGGCAAGCGAATTCGAGGTTTGCCGAGTCGTGGACTTTGGAGAGATGGTACCAGGAGCCTGGGGACTTCGGATACAACACCCGGTCCTTCCGGCCGTTGTGCTCGACGTTGAGCCACCCCTCTTCGATGTCGATGTTCGGCGTTCCGTATTCGCCCATCGTTCCTAGCTTGATGAGGTGGCAATCGGGCGCAACGTCTTGAATAGCGTAGATCAAATTCAACGTCCCCAGCACGTTGTTGCGTTGGGTGTAGACGGCGTGCCGCCTATCGATCATCGAGTATGGGGCGGCGCGTTGCTCTGCGAAATGGACCACGGCGTCCGGTCCGAAGTCCTGGAGAATCGCTTTGAGCCTTTCGGCATCGAGCATATTCGCCACATATGCTTTGATCTCCTTCCCGCTTCTTTCCCGGTACGCATCGAGGCGCGTCGCAAGCGACGCAATCGGAGTAGCGGACTCACAACCCAGTTCGAAGTCGTATTGCCGCCTCACGAAGTTGTCGAGGATGGCGACCTCCATACCCTGCTCGGATAAATGAAGCGCCGTGGGCCAACCGCAGAATCCGTCTCCTCCCAAAACGATGACTCGCTTACTCATTTGATCTTCTCTCCTGTGTATGGATTTCTCCCCCAGAATTTCTCGTATTGCTTTGCGCGTTCTTTCATCTGCGCTAGCATCGGAACGGGTTTGTGTAGGTCCAATCCCTCTTCGTGCTTCCCTTCGTAGTTGAGATGAATCGGACACGGCGGCAGCGCGTCGTCTCCGGTTAACCGGCGCCGACACTCCTCCATATAGACGCATCCCGTGTAGGGCAGCTCATCGTCCGAATCGTTCAAGCAAGGAGGTCGAACGAGATCACGGAAGATGGGATTCACTTTCGTCGCCAACTCGTCTATCATCCCCCGGATAACCGGACCCCAGATTCCCAATTGAAGTATCCAACACCCGCGCTTCCCGATGATATGCTGAAGGGCGCCGATGTTGAGCTTCCATGAGATGCGATGATGAGCGCCCAACGGGATTAGTTCACGTGCGTCCTCCATCGGGACTCCCGCCGCCACCAACTTGTTGTAAGCGTCTTGGACCGTCTTCATCGTCTCGTGGTACGTGTCGGTGATCTCGCCGTGGCCCTTGACCGTCGCCGGGAGACGATACGCGCCGTTGCTAGCGAACTCGCCCATGTTTTGGATTCGCATCGACTGCGACCACCAACTCGACTTCGCCAAATCCGGGATGAGGTCGATGCCCAATCGCTCTGGGCTAATCTCGACTCCGATGCGGTGCCTCACCGCTTGCTCCCTCCACGACACCGAAACGTTCTCCATCACGAAGACGAAATCAACGTGCTCCCCAATCGGAATACGTTGCGCGATGACCGCTTTGAAAAGCGTCTCGACTTCTTCTTGAGACGGTAAGTTGGGCGACACCTCCGAATATTGCGACCTGAGGGCGCCGGACAACTGCGCCGGATCAATCAACGCTTCTTCGTTCTTACTCGCCATCCAAACGGCGTACACCGTCTCAAGCGGATTCTTCGTCCACGTTACCAACGTCACTTTCGGTTCGGGGTTCATTTCGTTCTCCTTGGCTCTCCACCCAATTGAGTATCCCTTCCCAGTTCCAAACTCTCGTAATCAACGGACCGTCCGAAACGCGAACCGGCCCATCCATCTTCCTATCGAGGAGCAACACGTGGGTTCCCGTCGCGATGATCTCCAATGCGTGCTTCTCCCGGTCTTCGATGAAGCATATCGGCCGCGCTGGGAAGATGTAGTCCACGAGTGCTTCCGCCTTATCCCTTTGAAAGAGAAGTAGCTCATACTCGATGTCGTTCATTCTCAACCATTCGACCGTGTCGGCGTAGAGTCTCTTGTGCTGCCGGTAGGGACGTGCGGTGACGAACGCTATCCTGTAGCCGTTGCGCCGCAATTCGGCTAATCCCTCTTGCGCTCCTTCCACCACGGGCAAGTCCCGGAATCCCCCACGGCGCCGGAAGTCCTTTTTGATTCGCTCTTTCTCTTCGATGGGGCGCCCGTCCGTGAGCGTCTCCAGCGGTCCTAAGTCGGCCACGCAACCGTCCAAGTCCACGAGGATGATCCGACTATCGCGGGTCAGTTCCAGTTGCTCGCCTTCCGCCCGGTCCTTCACCACATCGGTCTTACGAAGGATTGCCGAGAATAGGCTTTCTGCGTCGATTCCGTGGAGTTGGGCTATCGCCACCACGTATTTCACGACGTCTGCCGCCTCTTCCACGACCTCGCTGTGGTCTACGGGCGGCGTGCGTAGTAGATGACGCTTGAATCTAACAGCTGTACGAGCAAGCTCTGCGGCTTCTTCGTATAACCCCAGGCATAGGTGGTTCGCTACCTCCGAACGGGCCACCGGGGATAGTTCCTGGGGACCCATCCCGAACGACTCCTGCTGCGCCGCTTGAAGCTTGAAAATCTCCTCCCACCTATCCACCGAACCACCTCCTGGCTAGCTTCTCCGCGTCCTCAAGGGTAACGTCCGCCGTGATCCGCGAATCCCATTGCGCGAACCGTCCGATGGGAGCGACGTTGGACGGCCATTCCGTCTTCTCTTTCAACGGAAGCAAATGCCCCTTCAAGTCGCGTTGGATATTCCGTATCGCCCACCCGCTACTGAAGATGAAGTTCAAGTCCCCGGCGACCCTATCCATATCCAATTCGCCGTTCACTTCGACTGCGTACCCAGCGTCCTGAATTGAGAAGCGGTGGACCGCGTTTTCCGGAGTGTAGGGGGTGTAAACGTAATCCCACTTTGCGAACCTATCGCGCCGTGGGGCCATGTTAACGATGTTCAGCTTCATCGCGATGCCGTGAGGGACGTACCAATCAACGCACCGACGAATCGCCCATAGGGGAATCGTCATCACAAGGTAATCATACGGGATGAGCCTTCCGTCTCCCAAGATAACCGCGTGCCTCATTACGCTTTTCAACGGGAGTCGGATGAACTCGTTTCCCGCCGCCAACGACTCGATGAGTGAGACGAAATCCGTGCGCAACGCCTTTCGCGGTTTCGTGCTTGCGGGGTCGTTCATCGCTCTTGCCGAATGCTTCCCCGGTTCGGCTAATCGCGTCTTGCGATAATGATCGTCCTGGATGCGTCTCGCCTCTTCGGTTTCCATGCTCCTCAAACACTTGGGATACGGGAGCACCTTCCCGCGAAGCAGTATGCCTCCACGGGTAACGTAGTTGGAGAAGATCAATCCCAGGTCGATGAGCATACTCGCCATCGCGTCCGTTCGATGGATGTACTTCAAACCGCCCGCGATGAACTCGCCTCCTATTCGATTGGGCTCCAAGATAGTCGTTCGAACGTCTTTGCGTTTGCGAAAGACGTAGGAACAAATGAGGCCGGATATACCGCCTCCAACGATGACTACTCTCTTCATAGCCTCTCAGGATAAAAAAGGGCCGCACGACGGCAGGGGAGTCCAAATCCTACCGCCGTGCGGCGAGGTGCCCGTGGAGAGGGAGGCAAAGCCGGATGTGGGGATAACATCCGGGGTCACCTCGCTTCGGGCAATTCTATTTTACCGCCATTGACCAGCTTGGCGATAACTTCCGCGAGCAAGGACAATTCCGCCTTGCCGACGTTTTCGATTGCGCTCCTGAAACGTCCTTCGTCCGTATCTTTGGGCTTCAGCTTCTTGAAGTCTTTCTTCGACATCGCCGTTGCGAGCACGTCCGGAGTAACCGGAAGTTGCGCGAGGAACTTGAGCTGCGACGTCCGGAAGGTAAGCATGATGAGAGGCGCGTCCCATCCGTTCATCGTGCGGCAGTACACCGAAAGGTAGTTGCTTGAGGACGTCCTGTCCGAGATGTAGAGAAACCCGTGGGAGACGGGCAACCCTGCCGGCGCAAACTCCGGTCCGTCTAACTCCTCCACGAGTTGGTTCTTGAAACCGTCGAACAATTTGTACAGCGCTTCCCGGCGTTCCTTCGCTCTGCGTTTGAGCGATGCCGCTGCCGCCCGCTTGGCCCTTGCTGAGGGTCCGTCCCGGCGCTTGTCGTGACCATACTTATCGCTTCTCGTTTTCCTCTTCTTCTCTTCTTCCTCCTCAACGACCGGCGCTTGCGTCTTCGTCTCCTTGCCGATGAGGCCATCGCAGAATCGGGCGAACTCCTCCAACGAGGTTTTGGGCTCAGCGTAGTAATGCGTGTCGCCGTCCGTCTTCTTTGCGCCGTACTTCACATAGCGACTCGCTTGCTGGCCGGTCTTTGTAAGGTGTAGCTGGAACGCGGCGCAACGTTCCTTCCACGAGCAAGGTGCTTCCCCGTCCCCGCCGTCGCATGTTGAATCTCCGTTCTCGTATTCCCCGATACAATGCGAAAGGGGAGGTGCGGAAACGTCGCTCATGACTTCGTCCCTTCTGCTAAGGCTTTCACCAATTGAGGATACCATTTCACGGGGACTTTTTCTTTGGTCCCCCGTTCTCCCGAAATCGAACCGCTAGAAGAGTTGAAAGCGGTACACTCGATGACCATCGTCCTCCAAGTGCCCTTCCTCCTAACGACCAGAACCACTCCCCAAGGGTATCGCTCGATGAGCCGACTATACATCCCCGCCTTTTGATAGAAGTCGGGTTCACTCTCGTACCCTTCGACCGGCTTGGGGTCCAGTTCTCGTTGTTGGATGATTCGTCGTACAAATTCGCGGTCGTGCTTCGCTGTCCTACTCATTCTTATCATCGGCCACTCTTTCGTCTCTAACCGTTCTCCAAAAAGGTCGCTGAATTCTTCTTGGCGCGCCATGCGCGTAAATACCGATTTGATCTTGCTAATCGAATAGTCAACGGCATTCTTATTGATGCCCAGGTATTCCGCAATCTGAGGTATCGTGGGATTGTAGATATCACCGCCGATATTCTCCACCATCTTGAGAAAATCGACGGGCGGATTTGTGCGGCACTCGAAAACCTTTTTGTCCCTCCCCTTCAGGCTATTGAGAAGCTTGAGTTTAAAAATCTTCGCTTGCTCCTCCATCTCTTGATACTCGATGAACCCTTCCGGCGTTGGGACTTCCGCTTCGGTGAGCGCCTTTGAGAGAGCAGTTCGATTCCCGACGTCATCGCCCCATCCTCCTGGGTCCGCCTCTAAGCCGTTGAGAGACATCGGTGGAGCCGGGAGTTCCACCCACTCCCCGCCGTCTCCCCTCACGATTGCGCGCGGCATCCTAGTCTGGCTTAGCATTTGATAGAGCATGCTGCGGTACGTATTGTCGAGAACCTTCCCGATGTACCTCCCCAACTCGCCTTTCGTGTAGTCGTATTTACCCTTGATGATGACCGAGAGTAGCGCAAGACGTCCCTCTTGAATTGCGTCGTCCATATCGAGTCCGCCCGTGAACGTCTTGATGCGCTTCGCTTTTGCTTTGATGTAGGGGAGCATTTGCTTTTCGAGTTGCGGCCACATCTCGTGGTATTCGTCGGGACACCGGGCGCCTTTCGGGAAATGAACCGTCATGCCGCAGCTCCTTTCCGGCCGCGCTTCCGACCTTTCCCCAGCAGTTGATCTTTCATGATCTTGTAGACCTTGACGGCCAGTTTCTGGACGTCGTAAACAACGGTGTGAGAGGCGCCGTGTTCTTCGTTATAGTATTCTTTCACGCCTTCGTACTCGCAACCGATTCCGATGACCTCGATTCCGCTTGCGGTCACTTTCTCGATAACCTCCTTGAGGTGATTCGCCAAGACGTGTCGGCTAGTTCCGGCGCAAGCGGGTTGACCGTCGCTCAGGACGAAAAGAAGCTTGCGACTTTCGGGGCGGACGATAAGACGCTTCGCAGTCTCAAGCACCGCCTCGCCATCGGCGTTATCGCCGTGGGCGTGGCAATTTCCCAAGCGAGCCTTCACGCGGCGATAGGACTCATCGAAGGTCTTGAAGGTCCGGAAGTTGTAACGCTTCTTCCTGAGCGAAGGGTTCGTGGCCTCGCCTTGAGTGATCGAGCGACCGTGCTTGAGGTAACGATTCTCAAACCCGATGATCTCGAAAGGTACGCCCAGAGCGTTGAACGTCTCGCCCAACGCCACCGCCATCTCCCTCGCGCATTTGATCCGGCTACCTCCCATCGACCCGCTTTGATCGATGAGGATAGAAACCGCCGTGTCCAGCGGAGTCCCGTTCACCAGCTGGGTATACACTCTCCGGTTCCCGGTCCGGACGGTATGAAGAGCGTCATCGTCCAAGTCTCCCTCTTCCCGGTCCCCCACCATCGTATCTTCCGCCTGAGACCGGATGAGGTTGATGAGCTTCGACTTCATCCCCTTGATCTGCGGCGCAACGGTCTTCTTCGCCGCCTCGTATGCGGCCTCATCCTTGTGAGGCGCGAACCATTCATCCTCTTTCAACGCTTGCGTCGTGGCCGCGTATCGACCGGTGCGCTCGTGAGCGCTTTTCGCTTTCTTGTTGATCTCGTCTTTGAGCTCATCCATCAGGTCGTCGGTCGCCGCGTCCTTCGCAACCTCATCGGCCAGGTCCGCCGCTTCTTCCAGCTCCTCATCGCTCAGGTCGGAGAACTCCCCGCCATCGTCTTCGTCGTCCAGATTCTGATTCCGCTTCGACTCCTTGCCGCTAGCGTCCGCGCCATCGCTTCCCGTGGTGTCGTCGGTATCGGCGCCCTCATCGGAGTCCGCCCCATCCTCGCTGCCGTTCTCCTCACCCTCGCCCGCATCCGGCGTTCCGGGTTCGCTCGTGCCGTCCTCGCCATCGCTCGCCCCAAGGTCTTCTCCGTCATCGGTCCCGTCCGAGTCGGCCGCACCCTCGCCATCCTCTTCCTCTCCCTCCTCATCGCCAGCGCCCGTCCCTGACCCGTCGCCCTCACCCTCCTCCATCTCATCTCCTGTGCCGTTCTCCTCACTCTCCTCTTCACCTTCCTCGCCACCCTCTTCGTCGCCTTCCCCGGCGCTCCCTTCCTCCTCACCCTCCTGCTCCTGCTTCTCTTCTTCCTCTTTCCGCTTCTTCTCCTCTTCCCGTCGCTCTTTCTCCTCTTCCAGCGCCTCAGCCGTCTCGTTCAGCTTGATGAGGACGCGCTCAACGAGGTTTTCGACGTCCGAACCCCAAACCGTCTTCGTGATGTCGCAGCACTCCTCAATCTCCTCTTCGATTGCGTCCATGTAGGGCTTATGGGCGGGCGTGAGCCAGCTCGCCTTCTGCCCGTGGGCTTTCGCCAGGATGCCCGTCCCGAGTCCCCTCCAGAAATCGACCTTGCCGCGCTTCGCTTCTTTCGCGATTACCTTTTTACAGTAATCGGCCGATGCGCGAAGATTCTCTGCGACGCCCACGTGCTCTTGCGCTTCCCGTCGCTCCATCCGGATGTCGTCGAAGATATTGAAGAACATTTTCTGCTTCGACGTCGGAAGGCGACTTATGATCGTGATCGGCGTCTCCTTCCCGGCGAGTGCGTGGCGGTCCTCTTCGCGGATATGCCCCACCTCGTGGTCGTTGTAGCCGCTCAACTGATTGAGCGTATGCGCGTCGAAATCGTCCGCGTTTGAGGGGAAGTAAATCGTGCGACCGTCCGTCGCGCAAGCGTTGGAAGCGACCACCTTGATGTCGTAGCGACCGGCCATCGCCCGCGCTACTTTTTCGAAGTCCCCAAGGAGTAGATTCGATTTTCTCTTAGACATCGTCTCCATCTCCTTTCTATACCTCACCGCCGAAGTAGCGCTGGACCAGGTGGTTAACGAAGCGGGCATCCTCCGTCTCCATCTTATTCAAGATGGCCGTCTTCGACGCCCTGCGCGCGTCTCCCCGATAGCGAACCGTCTTGTGCGCCCAGGCGACCAGGCGACGGGTCGAGAACGTACAACAACATTCCTCTTTCTCCAGCGCCTCCCTAACCTTGTGCGCGACCTTCACCATCTTCATCGCTTCGCGCTTCCCGAGTCCCGTGCGACGCGAAATGATCGTGACCTCGGTTTCGGCTTTCGGGTATTCGGCCTTGATGACGACTCCGAAGCGGTCCATCATCGCCTCGTTCATCACCTTCGCTCCGACGTACAAACCCGCCTCATCGCCGCGTCCGAAAGTGTTCGCCGTCGCGATGACCCGGAACCGGGGATGAGGTCGAACGACCTCCCCGAAATTCTCGGTGAGGACCAGCGGCGACCCTTCGAGCACCGCTTGAAGCTTCATCAGAACGTCGGGATGCGACTGATCGATTTCGTCGAGCAAGAGCCACCATCCGTTCCTCATCGCCTCGGTCAGCACGCCGTCCTTCCACCCCGTGATCGTGTTCCCGTCATCGTCCGTGACGAGCGTTCCGCGTCCCACGAATTCCCCCACCTTGAAATCGCGGTTTAACTGGACGCGCCGAACGGGTTGATTGAGGACCGCCGCCATCTCCATCACCCCCATCGTCTTGCCGCACCCGGTCGGTCCGCCGATGTAGACGGGTTCGCCGTCTTCGATGCCCACCGCGACATCCTCCCAGTTCTCCATTTCGACGTCCCCGAAAATGTAATTTTCGTCGTGCTTCGGGACGTAGGCTTTGTCCAGCTCTGTGAGGTCGTCTCTCTTGTGGAGGCGCGCAACGCCGATGCGATACTCGCCCTCAACTTCGATGCGAGTTTCTTCGGCCTTTTCCGTGTGCGTCGTGGGCGTCTTCGGGGCGGCGACTTTTCCCCGGCCGCTTTGGGCTTTGGAGGCGCGTTCTTTCGCGTACTCGCTCATGGTGGCGGCGCCGGGATATTTCGCCCGGTAATCCGCTACCTTGATCTTGTGCTTCGCCGGGAGATGGACGTCAAGGCGATGGTAGTATTTCCCGCCGCACTCAAGACATTCTACCTTTCGCCTTCCATCATCGTCTAATTCGTTTCTTGCTTTCCCCATTTTGGACTCCTTTTTTTTCGCCCTTTTTCGGGCTGTGTGTAAGGGGGTTTCCCCGTCCCCCGTTTCCCTTTTTTTTAACGACTCCTGGCGAGACCGGCCGCGATAATTTTTTCGTAATACGCGACGAAATCCACCATCACTCTCCGGTTCTCTTTCCGCCTCGCTTCTTTCCTCGCTTTTATCCGCTTCGGAACTTCCGCCCGGTTCGCCGCTATCCTCTCTTCCCGGTCCGCCTCTTCTTCGATAGCCTCCCAACACTCGTCGGTAAGGTCGTCTAATTCGGCGTCCGTCTCCTGCCATGCGTCGGAAATAGGGAGGCGGCGACCTAAGTGGTTCACCAAAATCTCCCCGTCGAGACTAGCGCCGAGATTCCCCGTGGCCGTCGTGTAGAAAATCACGTCAAGGTTCGTCGTCATTTTTGGACTCCTTTTTTTTGAGTTCTTCTCCATACATTAAATATAGGGCTTTTCAATTTAAAAGGGAAGGGAATTTACCAACTTAATTGAAAAAAGTTTTAACCTCCTGTAATCATTGGTAAATTCCCTCTAACTTTTTCCTTGAAACCCTTAATTTAGCCGACAAAAGCTCTTGTTTGCCTCTATATAGATGCGCGCATTCGCACGCTTCCTTCGCTTGCTTTTTCGTCGTTTCCCCTGGGTCGATTCCTTCCGGAAGCTCCGCAATGTAGACGTTTTCGAAATGCGAAATGAGTTGCTGCGCCACGAGCGATGGGCCTTCGATTTCGTCCGGGTCGAGTGCGACGATTATGCTCGTGTCGGAGGGAAATTTCAAGAGCATTTCTAGTTGCTCTTCATGGAGCGTTTTTCCTCCCAAACCGATAGCTCGAATGCCGTGCTGAAACCACTTGAGCGCGTCGAACGGACCTTCCACGATTGCGACATCTTCTCCCGGTCGGATGTGCTCCCATCCGATGAGAAGTTTCCCGTGATCGGCGTATTCGGGGTGAAGGATTTTTGGCTCTTGTTTTCCGGTCGTATCGCGAGCAGCGAATGAGTACCCGTTCGGGCATTCAATTGGGACGATAATTCGACCTGCGTACTTGCCCTCGTTACAGAAGCCCAAGCCCCACGCTTTCGCCGTCTCGCGTTTGATACCTCGCAACTTCAAATACGCCGGAAATTTCCAACGCCCGTCCTTGTAGACTGGGACGAATTCTTCGGGCAGTTCCGCCTCCACTAGCTCGTCTTCATCGTCGGATTTTCCCTTCCCATCGCTTGGGCGCAACGCTTGGATTTTTTCTAGCAAGCTCTGCGGCGTCTCTTTGCGACGGAATTGGACCGCCCGCTTGAGGATGAATCGCTTCGCTTCCCGCCAACTGATACCTTCGACTTGGGCGACCACCCCAACGAGATGGCGCCCTTTCTCGTCGCACTTAAAGCAAATGTAGTTTCCCGTCTTTGGGCTCACGTAGAACCCTCCATAGCGACCGCACCATGGGCACTCCGCCATCAACTCCCCGCTGGAGGTCGTTCTCACGCTATCGAGATTGCTCTCAACGTAATCTGTGATATCAAACTTCACTTCTCGTCCATCTCGTGAATATAGATTTTGCTCAATTCCGCGTCTAGTGGTATCGTGATCCTTGCGAGCCCATCCCGGTACTTGGCGAGGAATAATTCAATGTACGTCCCGACCGCCATCGCACGGTAGTCTTTCGGTGACTTCGTCGCCTCCTTCACCTCTTCCCCGTCCACGTCGAACTCCACCTTGGTGGATCGGCTTTTCCTCTTCGGCGTGTTGAGTGAGACGACGATGTCCGCAATTCTGGATTTGTCGTAGGATTCGCTGGATGCTTCAGCCGTCGCAACGGAGTCGGCCCACTCTCGACCGGCGTGAGTCGAAGACCAAATTGCGTACCCATCCTCTTCTGCGAGGCTACTCAACGCCATGTAGACCGACTTCTGCTCCAATCGGTAGGACTCGAAACGCCCCACGCCGTTCATATGATCTCCGGAGTCGATGAGGATGAGTTGCGGCCTGAACTTCTCTTCCGTCCATAGGTCGTCCAGCGCGTTGCGAATTACGTTGATGTCTACCTTCGCAATTGGAAACGAGATGATCTTGAGGACGCTGCTCCACTTCTTCCGCGCCACCTTGAGCCGCTTCTTTATCGCTCGCAACTCCGGGTTCGTGAAGTCGAAGTCCTTGAATTTGTCGTACGGCATCTTGAGCCATCGAGCGTCTTGCCGCATCGCTATTTTCCGTGCGGGCATCTCCAGCGAGAAATAGACCGTTGGAATTTTCCGTCCCACCGCTGCTGCGGCGAGGTTCGTGAGGAAGATGCTCTTGCCTTTGTTCGTCGTGGCGAGGACCAGCCCCAACTCGCCTAGCTCTATGCCCTTGATAATTGAGTCGAGCTTCTTGAAGCCTGTAGGGATTCGGACGAACTCATCCGGATGATCCTTCCGGTACTTTCTCTCACGCTGCCTCTCTTTGAACCCTTCAATCCAGTCTATCTTCGTGTACTCCTTCTGCTTGAGCTCCTTGCGGGTTAACCTCCGCAGACCTTCGTACACCTCGGTGAGCTTCCCTTTCTCCAAGTCGGTCGCTGCTTGCTCCATAGAGAGTTGCGCGTTGACGGTGCGAACGAACTCGCTCATTTGATCGAGCGTCGCAACGGCCGCTGTAGGCTTTATCTTGTAGAGCTTTCGGACCAGCTCGATGTGGACCTCAAGCTGCTCCGGCTTTTTGAAGTCCTCTTTCGCCTTCGCAATGATGAGCTTGGCGGTCGCTCGTTCCCGGTACTCTTCCCAGATGGAACGAACCGCTGCCCATACCCACGCGTGTTGAGGCGTCGAAAAATGATGTGCGTCTAGTAGCCTCGATGCGCGCTTGAGGTACGTCGTATCACGCAGCGTTTGCGCTAGAATGGACTCCTCAAATTCCTTATCGAACTTCACTCCCCATACCCCATGTCTCCCGACATCTCACGCGCCATCTTGGCGCGGTAGTCTCCCGGCTTCATCGCCACCGCTTGTAGCTTTCCCGCTATGATCGACCCGACCGTTGGACCGTAGGACTCAATCAGTGCCTCGTGATCCAGGTTCGTTGCTAGAAGAACTGGAAGCGAGTCGTCGCAGCGTTGCTTTAGGATTCTCTCAATTTGCGTATCCATAAAAGAGGTCTTACCGGATTTGAAACGCTCCTTCCCCAACTCGTCTATCGCTAGAAAATCGGAAGTGAGGAGCCATGATAGGTGCTCTTCGACTTCCGGCTTGTCGAACCCGCGCTTGATGTTGTGGTCGAGTTGCGGCATCGTGGTATAGTACGCGCTGCGACCGGCGCGAATCGCCTTCATCAGAACGTAGCTGATGAGGTACGTTTTCCCAACGCCGTTGTCGCCCAAGAAGACTAGCCCATAGCCTTTCTTGAGCGCGGTGTCGAGGCGTTCGGTGTACTTCCGGACTACCGCATCGAAGACTTCCTTGTTGTGCGTGATGTCGCTTGCTCTTACATTCCAGAAATCTCTCGGCACGCAAGCTTCATAAGCGGAGACGGCGATGGAGTGACGCTCAAAGCAACCGCACTCGACGTCCGCACCAGCGCAACGCTTGCATCCTAAGACAACGGCCGCGTAAGAGCGTTGCCGATACTCTTCTACATCCGCCTCAGTTCGCATAGAGGTTCTTTGCCGCCCAGTTGACCAACGGTTTCATTTCTGATCCTACGAATAGCCTTGCGCCTTTCGCTATTGCTTGCGCCGTCTTTTGAATAGTTAGCAAGTACCTATCGTTGAACATGTGAGTCTCAAATCCCGCGTTCTCAAGTCCCGGTCTTAGTCTATAATCCAACTCTCTCTCATCGCTGAATCCGTGTCCCGCGTTTTTCTTCTTCGGTTCTTCTAACTCCGCGCAAGCTACCGTGTCGATGTTCGCCGGTCCCGAAAGGAATACCAACGGAGGGATGGTCATCCGATTGTCCGCGAAGTTTCCGATGTTCGCGTGCCAGTATTCTAGCACTTGGCGTGGCGTGAGACTTTTTCTAATACACCACTCAGCGGCGCGTCCTGCGTATTTGCGCTCTTGCTTCGGCAAGAGATAAGTGGGCTTGCTTCCTCTCTTCTTCTGGAGCATCCGTCTGTAACGCGAGTAGATGCGCCCGAACTCCGATGCGAGCTTCTTCACCAACGCTTTCTTCTTTGAGTCCCGGTCGGAACGCTCCAGAATTGAAATCATCACTTCCCGTTTTTCGTCGCTGGGCGTGAAAGAGATAGTGGGTGAGCCGCGTTGATCGAGCTTTTCCCAATCGACTTTCCGCAACGGACCACGAGCACGAATCTTCGATTTCTTCCCCCGGTCGCTTCTCTCTTTTTTTATCTCGTTGAACTTCTCCCTAAACTTGGTAAGAGATACGCCCTTATTTATAGCCGCACTTGGATTTTCGCCTTCACTACCTTCCGGCCGGTCGTGCTTTGATGCGTCCAGTTCGTCCGGTTCTTTCGCCGCTTTCACACGCGTCTTCGGGAGCTTCTCACCGACGATACCGATGGTGGTTTTCTTCCCTGCTTTTTGATTTGCGGGTTTCTTTCGGGAAGATTTCTTGCGGCGTGATTTCCGCTTCTTTCCCGCCTTTCCGTTGGGCGAATCCATTTTACACATTTTTTCGTCCTCGTCACCGGCGTTTGAGGATGCGGAGAAGTGGCTCAGTTTTCCAGAGCTTTCATCGGGTAAATGCGCGCACTTCTTCCGAACGCCATTTTTCATCGACGGTATAGAAGTGGCGCCCCAGAAACAAAAACTTTTCTTAGGTTTTTCGCACAACTTCTCCTGATCCGTAAATCGGAACGAATGGGTGAGAGTAATGAAGCTTGTAGGACCGGATAGCAACGCACGTCGATAGATGATGAGCTTGCTAGGTTTCCCAGGAGGCGCCTTTTCAAATTTGATGTAACCCTTGTGTTTCAATTCGCGCAGAATCTCGTCGCAATACGACGATGAGTAACGGACCATCCTTGCGATGGCCGCCCGTCCTACTAGCTGCTGAGGTTGCGCGGTCATCAGGCGCATCCATACCGCGAAAGCTTGCTGGGTGAGTTCGTCGTATGCTTCTTCTATCGTGATGGGTTCTCCGACTTGGACCGACGTCATTCCCACTCCATGAGGCGGACTAGCCTAGCCAGTGTCGCGTTGAGCGCCAAGGAGGGTCGGCACTCAAACCGGCTAGCTGTCCGCCATAAGAGTTTCCGGAGATGGCCGCGACAACCATTCTCTTTCTAGCCTTTCCCGGCGATGAAGTAAAGCATCGGGTTTATTTCAGGAGCTTGATTCTGAACTCCGACTCGGAACGGTACACCGCAAGACGTTCCGCGCTATGCTTCGCAAAGTATGAGTTCGTGAAGTCCATGAAGTCGATAAACACCGCCCGCTTTTTACCTTCATGCGGCGTGAGGTTCCTCATCTTCTGTACCGTTGCTTTGATATCCTTCCCGCCTTCCGCGTTGATGACGCATTCTATCTCCGGGATGTCTACTCCTTCCCCGAAGACCGTGCCGACCAACGCCATGAGTCCGCCTTTCGTGTATTCCTCGATCAACTCTCTTCGAAGCGGCATCGGGTCGCGTCCGGTTATCGAAGCTGCTACACCGAAGGAAACGTCATCCAACGTTTCGATGATCTCAGCGACTTGGTTCAATCGATTCGTGACGACCAAAACCTTCACGCCCTTTTCGACGTACTTGCGAACCAATCGCGCTATCTTTTTGTTGCGATGCTTATTCTCGTAAATCGCCGCGTTGTGAAGTTCAGTACTCCACCTATGGTCGGTGAGGTCGGGTTTCGTGATTGGGTATAGTTTCACGAGTGGCCGTACCAAGTACCCTTCCTTGATGAGCCGGGAAGTCTCGATGTCGATGAGAACGTTGCCGCAACATGCCTTCAACCAGATGACTCCCCGTTCCGACTCGCTTGCGTTATCGAGGTATGCCGTTGCGCTCAATCCGATTTTGTAGGGAGCGTCGAAGTCCATCAGCGCCGCGTGCCAAGAATCGCCGGTCAAATGGTGGCATTCGTCGAAGAAAATGAGATCATATCTCTTGAGCATCGCTTTGTAGCGCGGATCACGTGGAATCTTCTTTTTCTTGCCATCAACTTCCTGGGTTCCGCCTCTCGCACGACAGAGCGTTTGGGCCGTCGCAACGGTCACGTCGTGCTCTATCCATTCGGAGTCTCCGATGATACCGACGTCCGTGAGAAGAGCGTCCGCCAACGCCTCTTGCGACTGATAGAGTAGCAATTGATTATTCACGACGAAGAGAGTGCGGAGTCCCATCTTGTGTATGATACCCGCTGCCGTCTTCGTCTTGCCACTTCTGATGGGCATCTTCAAGATGCCTCTTCCAAGGAGTAATGCGTGTCGCCCCGTGGCCGCTTCCACGGCTTCGTTCTGATACGGGCGCAGCTCGATTTCCGAATTCCACGCGAAGTCGATTTTGTTAGTGGGTTTTCGCTTCCTCTTGGCTTCGATTTGGTACTTGATTCCTTGCGAGCGCAGTTCCACGAGGATGTCTTCAAGGAGTCCCACCGGCGCCCGATATCCTTTGCGGCGACTAAACCTCAGGAGGTGTTCGCGGCCGTCCCAGCGCTTGGACCGGAAGGCGGGCGAATAATACGCCCCAGCGACTCTGTAGCTGGTGATCCGTTCTAGCTTGCGTATTTCGCTCCTAGTTGCGCCAACGATTCGGACATACCTATTGTCGAGTTTGAGAGTAATCACACTCTATTCTACTGTCTCGTCACGAGAGGAGCTGAATTTGGCGGGTTCTTAGTTCGTAGCGGCCATCTGGGCGCCCGAATAGACACCCAGGATGCCGATTGCGATGGACTCTACTACCACGAGCGCCCACGGAACCCACCCCAAGGTCCGTTGCTGCTTCTCGATTCGGAGTCGCAGCGCGTGTTCGGCGTCGAACGTCTCACTCAATTGGTCACCTCTTGCCTTCTGGACTTCGGCCGATTCTTTCCACGTCTCGACTCGCAGCTGCCAATCTTTCTTTTCCCTCTTCCACGATTCAATTTCTAGTTCCAAGCTCAACGAATAGGTCCACAGGAGGTGGTAGTCCAAGATGAGGTGGGCGAGGCGCTTGTATTCCTCAAGCGTGTAAGCCTTATATTCGACGCCTTCGTGAACGATGGTCTGGCCGATGGGTTCGAAACGATGCGCGCTGGGTCTCTCCGGTTTATCGTCGGCTGCTAATGGCGTCGTCCACAGCATCGATGCTATCAGCGTCGTCAATAGCGCGATGAGCGTCTTCATTTTCCTTTGCCGCATCTTCCCTCTCCTCTTTCAATTCGTCCCTCACGGCTTCTTCTCGCTCAATCCGCTTGGCCGCTTCTGCGTCTCGTTTCCTCGCTGCGTTCCACCGCTGCCAAAAGAACTTCTCTGAACCGTCCTTCGCTACCTTCACCGGGTCGATTTCTCCGGATTCCCCGATTGCCCCTTTTGAAATTGCGACCCAAATCGCCGCGATGGCGATTGCGACGATCACGAAGACGATGAGGACCCATTTGATCCATTTCGGACGGTCTTGATACCATCCCCAAATGCTACTCGGATTGAACACGGGTCACTCCTTCGGTGGTAGTTTCCCTTCCAGGCGACGCAAGATGATGGGCGCTAAGAGCTTGCGTCCCAAATGCGCGACCATTGATGAGACGAGTCCGAAGGTGACGATGCTTCCCCAATCTGAGTACGGAATTTTCGAGACGCCTGGGGCGAACGCTCCTGCGAGGCAAACCGCTACCAGAATGAATGAGCCCCAGTCCTGCCAAACTTTCGTCTCGTTGAGGATGCGTCTCCCGGCTTTCAACGGAATGCGGCCGATGATGAGCATCACGGCGATGGCGCCCGCTGCGAGCATTGCCATCTCCTTCGTGACGATGGTACTGAAGATTGATTCTTCCATTCTTACCTCCTATGGGTGGAAGGCTCGCCAAGCACCTCCGTGGTAGCCTTCGAATCCGCTGCCGCTGAGATAACGGATGTCGCCGTTCTGTGGGCTAGAAGTCCCGGTCACGGCAATCAATCGAAGCGGTGCGCGGCGCGTGTTCCCGTTTGGATCCAAGATGATACAGTATTCATGCGTGCTGGACGCTAGAATTGCTGTCCCTTGGAATCCGCCAGCGCCGTCGCCGCCTAATGCGAGCACTCCATATCCGCCACTTCCCGAAACCGAATCTCCACCGGTGAACTTCCCGCCGATTCCGCCTTGCGTGGAACCCGGAGAATTACCGCCCGTGGCGTTAACACCTCTTCCGCCCTGCGACGTTCCGGTGGCATCACCACCAGTGAAATCGCCACCGTCTCCACCGGCTTGATTGGTTCCGTATCCATCACCGCCCGATGCATACACGCCGACGCCACCTTGTACGCTACCACTCGTTGCGGTTCCTCCCGTCAGCACGGCGCCGGAACCGGCGCTTCCAGTTGTACCAAGGTTCGCTCCGTCCGCTCGCAACCCAGTTCCGACACTTCCGCCTCCTAAGCAATACACGCCATCCGCATCGGAAGAACCGCCCGCAAACCATCCTCCTTGTAACCCACCGGCGCCCGTTCCCTTGACGCCAATTCCGTTGGGCGAACCGCCCGAACCCACAACGCCAATTCCGGCTTGTGTGCCGCCTCCACCGGAACAATTGCCGCCCTTCCCGGAGACTCCGTTGCCGCACTTGAGCGTAGTATCGGCTGCGCCTCCCCATCCTTCAACTCCGACACCGGCTTGATTCCCGCTATCGGCATCCCCGCCGAATGAGTACACGCCTTTGCCGCCCGCAGTCGAAGTAACGGTCCCATCGCCGCCTCGGAAGAATCCGCCGCTGCCTTGCCCTCTTGATTCCCCTTGGATAGCGGACGCGGTGGAAGGACTTGCGATGGTGACCGTGATTTTCCCTTGGCCGGTGTAGTTACCGGCGATGTAGATGTTTGCCCAACGACGTCCACCGCCTCCGATGTCGTAGGTATCATCCGCATCGGGATACAGGTGACTCACAATGCCTTCGGACGCGGCCGTGCTTACATCGAGCTTCGTGATCGTCGCCGTTCCTTCGATGACGGCATCTCTTGAGAGGTGCAAATCCCTCCATCGCTTCGGTCCGGTCGTGGAACCCAAATCAACCGCATCATCCGTTGCGGGGAGGAACGAGTTGCTGACGAGCAAATCGGCCGTGTGTATCTCCGACCATCGTAGCGACGATGTCCCCAACTTGTAGGTAGCGTCCGCGCTTGGGTAGAAGTCCTGGGAGAGTCCGTCTGCGAGCACGGACGCCCATGATTGCGGGACCACTTTCTGATCATCGGTATCGAACACGGTCGGTGTCGCGCCCGGTCCGTTGCCCGTGACGATACCGATGAAAGCGACTCCCGAAACACTCCGCAGGTCCGTTCCTCTACTCACCGTTGGACCGAGCACGATCACCTCATAGTCCGAAGGAGTCGTGGAAACGGTCGTTTGTCCGAGTGTCCCTGTCGTCGTTATCTTGTTCGCGCCTCCACTCCAGGCGACGGTACACGTCTCAATGGCTACCGCAGCGGTAGTGGCGCCCGCCGCAGGCGTCTTCATGTAGACGACGGCGCTGCGACCGGCGTGGGTCCTTCCCGCTTCCGTCACGCCGTCGATAGTGAAGGTAATATTCGACCCGTTGTCCACTACACTGTCCGGGTCGCCTTGCTTACCAATCTGCTCTTTGTAACCGATGTACTCCGGTTGGCCGGTACGGGGATTTATTTGAACGTCATCAGGTTCTTCGCTGTATTCCAATCCCACGTAGTAATCGAACCCGGTTTGGTTCTCGAAATTGATGTCCTCATGGGTCGCATTCGCAGGGTCCAGGAAATGGCCGAGACCATCCGATGCGATGGAAGTCCCGTCGATGTCGATGAGGTCGTTTCCGGGACTCGAAAGCCCCAACGCGATTCCGTGAGTCATGCCGACGTCGAAGTTGCGCGCATTCGCGTCCCTTACTGCGTCGATCATATAGCCCAAAAGTCGGTCACCAAAATCATCGGTTCCCAACAATCGTTTCGCGGAAACGTTCACGTACACATCGTTGGTCGTCATACCCTGCTCCTATGAGTTGATGTCGATCAGCTCCGTGTCCATCGGTAGCTGGAACATCTCAACTTCGTCCGTTTGAATCGTTGCGCCCGTCGTATGGAAGACGCCCACCCTGCCCTCCGTGTATTCGTCGTTGGTGGTATTGATCTTGAGGTTCCCGTCCACGTACACTTTGATTCGGTTCGTCGCTCCTTCCGGCGTGACTTGAACTCGAATGGTATTGTAGACGTCATCAAACAGTAGGTAGCTTGCGCTCACCAACGGCGTGTAGACTCCGCCAACGACTCGATAAAGAGTGACCGATTGCGTGATGGTATTCAACGCAACGGCATACCCGTTGTCTTCATCTTGTAAATAGAATCCCGCCCCATAAGAATCCGAAGCGCCATTGGTAGTTCCCTTGATTCTCCATGACGCAACGTAGTCTTCCCACGACGCAGAGGCGAGATAAGACGTGTACATCGATTCCGGTTGAGTATCGTCTAAGAATTTCGCAACACCATCTTCGATGACAACGGTCCCTTCCGCGATTACCCATTGGCTGCTATCGGCTATTCGGAAGAGGTCCAAGAAATCGATGTAAGAGATTTCGTATCTCTCACCGACCGGCCGCATGAGCTTCACGATGTTCCGGACCAACGTCCGGTTCAAGTATCCGTCATCAACGATTCGCAAGTTGGAATAATACTCGTCTCTGCCGCCGTCCACGGGAAGGTCGATCATCCACGGGTCGGTTCCTTCGTGCTCTTCGCTCAACTCCGTTTCGCCTAGCACCCACCGGAAATCGAACCAGTTCCATAGACGCATCCGCGTCGTCACGAGCAGCTCCAAGACTTCGATCATCGCGTCTTCGGAACCACGTTGCTTCCAGATAGCCCACGACACGGCGATGAGACGCCGCAACGTGTCGTCGTCCAATTCGTCCGTGATGGGCTCTAATTCGACGGTCCACCCGACGATGTTCTTCAGATACTGGAGGTACTCATCGGGGCAATCGACCGTGCTCCACAAGTTCTTGATTGAGAAGATGATTTCTTGGATTCGGTTCCAAACTTGCTGCGGCCCTTGGAGATACCTCCTGAGGAAGAGGACGTCTTTTTGGTCCTCGATTCGGATGCCGTTGAGGATGAAGCGGTAGATGTCGAGGTCCAGCGCTTCATCCTCAACCGGTGGCTCCACGTAACCGAGCATTTGCCCGGTGGCGCCGTTCGCCAATTCGTTGTACGCCAAATCGCGGATTCCCGCGTATGCGCCCGCGTGGCCGAACGGGTAATGACCGAATGGAGCATGTCCGAATCCTACCGACATTTAGTCCCCTTTGCGCTTCTTCGACTTCTTCTTGTCCTTGCTCTTGCGCTTCTTCTTCTTGACGGGCGCCTCTTCGGGTTCCTCATCGTCGTCTTCATCGTCTTCATCGTCGTCTTCGGCCTCATCGAAACCGGTGACGGCTTCAACCAACGGTCCCAACGCCGATGGTTCGATTTCCTTGGGGAGCCAATCGAACGGGATGGCGAGAATTTCCAGCTCCACTTCCTCCTGGAGCAGTTCGTCGTATTCCTTCTGGTGAGCTTCGAGCAACGCCCAAGCCTCATCCATCTCCTCCCGCAACGCGTTCAACTTTCGGTCGAACCCGTCGTGGTCCCGAATCTGGTAACGACCTTGGACCATGATCGGGTTCCCGTCGCCGTCCTTGTAGGAATGTTCCGCTGCGAGTGCCTTTCTCCGCTTCTCGTATTCTTGGACCTCATCGGTGTCCGGCATCTGCTGGGCGAACCGAACATCCTTTGCTTCGGCCGCCACAACTCTCGTGGCCTTGGCTACCGTGTAGGCAAGTTTCTTCTTGAGCGTCTTCTCGCCCAAGATACCCAATGCCCGTTCGGCTGCGAAAATTTCCTCTTTCTTGATCGTGATCTTCATCTCATTTTCCTTTCGCCATGAGCGGTCAATCCCGCCGATGTACGAGTTTACCCTGCAAGCCCAAAAGCTTGGACGTCGTCAATCAATTGGTTTAGAACCGCTGCGGAATCGATTGCATCCGCACGTCCCTTATTCACTTGATCCGCCAAACTAGATAGAGCATCCCGAATTTTTGGCAGGACATTCGCCACGAGGTCGTCTCTCAAAGCGTCCGCCGTGGCCGGGGAGTCGGCTGGGTCCGGAATCGCTGCCAAGGTCGTTCCTACCGAACCTCCGATGCTATCCGTCAAAGCGGATGCCGTCCTTGCGGCGTGCGTACTCGTTGATGCCGAATACGTCTGCGTGTATGTAGTAGGCTGCGGAATAGGAGTCGCTCCATAGAACGCGATTTTTTGGCTCGTTGACGTCGCAATCTGCATCCCGGTCGTTGTATCGGTCGAAATGTTTCCGGCGTCCAAGGTGATACCCGTGAAGGTCGCCACGCCGTTCGAATCGATGGTGGCAACGTTCGCATCGTCCGAATCTCTAACGAAGAACTTTTGCGACCCAGCGTTATCGCCAAGCCTTGCCGCTATGCCACTAGTATAAGAATGTAGTTTGACGGCACCTCCCGATGTAGCGTTGAGTTGAAGATCGCCGCTATCGGTAGTGATCGTGCTTGATCCGGTCCCCGCAATTGTGAACGTTCCCGACGAAAGCATATCATACGTTCCGGTGACGTCGATATCCATCCCGTTCCCAGCGGTGATTTCCAACTCATCGTTCGCATCGATGTCCATCCGACCGCCACCGGCGTTAATCGCAACAGTACCGGCGCTAGCAATGAAATTAAGATTCCCCGCCGTGGTACTGAAGTTCGAAGACGCGGCCGCATCGATGGAGACGCCACCTCCCGCGTCTATCGTGATTGCGTTGTCTGCATCCATGTCGATGTTCGCCGTTCCGCCTCCGGTCGTTGCGGCTTGGATATAAAGATTCGCGTTGGAGTTATTCGCCGCATTGGAAATATCTGCTCTCAAGTACGTGTCGGATTTCCCGGTCCCGTTGTTCTCCGACCTCAAGTCAATTTTCGAATCGCCAGAAGCCGATGTGTGATCGATTTTGGCTACCAAATCCACTTCTGTTCCGCCTGCGGTAGCAATATCGCGTTGCGCTTGTACGAGTACACGGAGGTTATCGGCAGATGTGCTACCGGTCAACGCGAGCGCCGTGGATTGGAACGTTGCTTGGCGCGTCCCTCCGACCGTTGTTTGAGCGATAGCCCATTGACTAACGTTCGCGTCAATCGTCGCCAACCCTAAGTTCGGACTTGAGCCGGTTAGAACCATTGAAGGCCCACCGCCGTTGTTCTGTACTTCGATCACAGGCGCCGCCCCTGCGCCATTGTGAGTGACCTTCAAAGCCGAACCCGTGAGCGCCGTGAGCGATGGCTGAATGACGCTACTAGTGATCTCAACGCCGTTGGCAATGGTGCTCGTATTTTGCTGATCGAAATTCGCAACGATAGAAGAAGTGCCGGACGGTATCGTGACATCGAGACTATCCCCGGACGTCTGCGGAGAGATGACGCCGCTGGAACGGTCCCAAAAGTCCTCTGCCAACACCGCATTATCAACGTAAGTTTTGACCGCCTTTTCTGTCGGCAAAGCGTTGTCGCTATCTCCGCTGAGAGTCCCATCGGTCGAGAATTCGTTGATGTTCGTTCCCAACGACATTGTGAGGCCCGTGGAACCAAAAGTTGCCATCGGAGAACCGCCGAGACCAACGTGCATTTCCACTCGGTCTTCTCCGCGCAGCATCAAATACTTCCCAGAACCTCTTGCCGTTATCTCGACATCACCACCACCGGCCGAATCTATCGTTTCGAAAACAGCGTTACCGTCCGTGAATCTTCCCCAGAATCCGGACACGCCAAAGGTGTTCATCCAAACTCCGGAATTAGATTCTAAAGTCATCACAGCGGATGCGTTGCCGCTATATATGCCTACCGTTTGGCCGTTATCGGAAGGGTTGTTTTCACCGATAGAGATATTCCCAAGACTACCGCCCACCGGCGTACTGCCTATGCGTATATTGTTAGCGGCATACACCAATAGGTTGGCGGCCGATTCGAAATGGATTCCGCCATCCGTAGTGGTTTTCACAAAGATCGTATCATCCACTTTGTTGGCGCCGGTAACATCTATGGTAAGCGTCTTTTGGCCCGTGATGGTGATGGAACTATCGTTATCGGCGTCGATGGTGAATGCATTCGCATCGATTGTTACGCTCGTGCTTGCGTTGATATCAACAGCGCCCGAATTCGAAGTGACCCTCACGAGGTCATCGCCATACAGATAAGTCTCGTGCGTATCGAAAGTGCCGCCTTGCGACCCCAACCACAAGTACGCTTTTGCGCTCCCGGAAAGTATCCTGGAGTACACTTGAACGGTTGCGCTATCGGAAGGGTTGGAACTCCCTCCTTGGTCCGCATGTAGCGTGGTGAGCGCAGACACCCCCGTTCCGCCGCTAACAGAGTACACCCCGGTGAGCGCATCGCTAGATGAAGCGCTGTAGACGTTCACTTGATAGAAGCTATGGAGAGACGCTTCGTTCACGGCTTGTGCGTCAATGTCGTTGGCGGACGAAACGTTGACATCTCCACTCGTGGTAGTTGAAAGGGTTAGGTCCGCCCCATCAACGGTAAAGTTGGACGGTGCCCCAGCATCCAACGAAACGAACCCACTTGCGGCCACGTCGAAGTTGCCCGACAATGAATGATTCGCGTTCTGGAGCGCTGCTTCGAGGTCGATGGCGTTATCGTTCTTGCGGAGCAGCCTCCAGTATTCCGTTGACTCCCCGTCGTAAACTCGGAACCCATCAATTGAGCCGGTCGTGTTTCCCAGGTCGATGTCGAAGGAATACGCGCCGGTCAAATCAAACTTGAGGTCGCCTTGCCCCTCCGAACCGTCCACAACGACCGTGGCCGGGTCCGAACCGAAATTGCCGTATGCGCCGTCCAGCGTCGTGCCGACTTGCGTGTTGTCTACTTTCTGCCAAGCGGTCCCGTTGAAGATGGCCCAGTCCCCTGCGACCCAATCCGTCTCCCCGTCCAAGTCCGTGCTTCCCGAAACGGACACAACGTAGTAATGGCCTTTGGTTCCGACTCCGCTTGCGAGGGAAGGCGTATTTGTGTTTGCGTTCCACGCGCCTTGATAGATGACGTGCCCGCTATCGAACAATGCTTGGACGTCCGCGTCGATTTCATCCACGAAGGCGGTGAATGCCGCCCAATACGGATCAGCGTATTCATCCGGTGTGCTCCACCCTCGATTCGGAGTTACGTGCGCCATTTATTCCTCCCGGCCATCAATTCGAAATCGTCAGGGTATACAGTTGCCCCGGCGTTTGATCCGATGTCACTAATTTTACCGTGTCTCCCACCACGTCCAAAACCGCTAACACGCTCAACCCTCCATCGAATGCGTATCGACTCGCTTCACGAATTGCGGCGTTGTCTTCCATCGCTTCCGTGAAAATGACGTCCGCCCGATTCAATCCGGTCGATTCCACTCGCATGACTTCCGGGTCGATACCGATACCAACGAAGGTCCCAGAATTGTTAGCAGGGTCGATGGGCGTCCCTTCCGGGTCCGTGGGACCGGACGCGAACACGATGGCCTCGTACACCGGCCCATCGGTCATCTCAGATATAGGGATTTCCACATAGGTCGGTTCGGGCTCATCTTCCGGTACGATGGTCGTGTAGTAAACCGGTGCGCCGCCTCCCACAGTCGGTTGAACCGTGTAGTTGGCGGGATTTCGAAGCGCCGAATCATCGAGCATCGGCCGGTCGAAGTTGATCCGAATCCTCGTGGAAGAGAGTGCGACCACGCTCGAAACCCGCACATAGCTTACCATTTCGCCGCGTGCCACGACCGATGCGGAGGCTATGCCGGCAGAAACATGCGCTACAACGGATTTGGCCAGGCCCGCAGACGATACCTCACATAGCCCACCAGGGGTGTTACCGCCTGCGCCCTGGCCTTCCCCTGTAACGCTCGCTTGGGCGAGTCCGTATGCTACTATCGTCGCCATCAGTCCATCTGGATTCGCAGCTGCCCTATCGGGAAGCTGAAGTCATCTCCGTTTTGAACCGTTCTGGGCGTCGGAGTCCCGGCGCCGTCATCGAGCACTCCCCAGATTTTCGCCGGTCCGCCCGATTCCCAAAGCACCCAATGGGTGATGCTCCCCCAATCCGCCGTCGCCGTGGGAAAGGAAATGGCGGTGCCGTTGGATTTTTCGTTCCCGGTTGAGACCGGCCAGTTGGCGTCGTTGTTCGACTTCGACACGCGTGCGTACCCACCACCGGACGGTTCCGTGATCCCCGTCCCGTCATCGTTCGGCGTGGTCGTACTCAAACCGATTTCGACCGTGGCGCCGATCAACGAGGCGCCCGAACCTAGCAGCGCATTCAATACGTCCGTTTCCAGTCCGTTGAAAAGTGACATCGTATCCTCCTATGGCTCGATGACCGTGATGTTAACGGTCCCGGCCAACGGTAGCTCCCTGGGTTGTAGTGGCGTATCGGCCGCTGGGACGGTCAAGACCACTTTTGTGATCGATTGATCCGTGTCGAAGATCACGCTGTTGATTCGGCTCAACGGGACTTCCGCGCCGAACTCCCATTCCCAACTCACGCCGTCCGCCTTCAACGCTTCCGGTTGGATCACTTGCCGAAGTTGGTTCACAACTTCTTCCGGTTCGACGTCCCCATAGACCGTTGCGGTGACGTCGATTAGTTTCTGCGTGTAGTTAACGGCCACCACTTCCTGATTCGCAACGAGGTGTTTCACCTTCGGGGGAATCGCCGTTTTGTCCCCGTTGAAATATTCCTCAAGCGCCTCCAATTGCGCCGTGCTCGCCAATCCGCCTCCTGCGGCAACCACGACCACTTCAATCGTCTTCGGTCCGTATCCCTCTTCAATCGCCGCTGCTCTTGCAAACGGTGAAGCGCCGGAATCGTCCACGAAGGATTTGGTCAATTGAATAACATCGTCCGGTCCCAGCGCAACGTCCTTGATTCTGAAGTTCGCCGGTCCTTCGATTTTCGCTTGCTCCAAACTTTCTTCAGAGGCGCTTTGTGCTTCTTGCCATCCGGTCGCTTGCCTCGGATTCCAAAGCTTGTTGACGTACACGAGCCCAGTTTTATCGACGGTGATCGTATCACTTCCGACGTTCCCATCAGTCGCTGCGTTGTAACGGTAGCTTGAGGTGATGTTCCCGACTCCGACTGGGGGCGGCATCCCCTTATCGTTTGTTCCGCCAAAGACCCACGTTGCGCGGTCGTTTTCTCCTAGCTCGACCACGTAATGCTTATCAACGCTCGTGCTGTTGAGGAAGTTCTCGACCCGCGTCCAGAGGTCGCCTCCAACGTAGATGTTTTCACTTCCCCAAATGAAGTTCTCTTGGCTCGTTTCGAAGCGTTGCCCCGGCAAGCCGGTGGACGATTGATCCGCCTCATCATACGTCTCGCCTTGCGTGACGGAACGAAGGACGTATTGATTGCCCTCGTCCATGCGCGTGTAGGTCATCACCGGAGACGTCGCTGAGTTCGCTTCCGTGATCCGGAATCGTACCCAATATGCCGTGCTACCGTTCACGACTCCCCTGATCCAATTCTTCTCCAACGTCTGCGGCAACTCGTAATCGACTTCACCGCTGGCGGTTAGATTCGATGAACCGTCCGTCGCTCCCAGCTCCGACCAATCCGAACCCACCGTGTAGTCTGCGGCCGTGGTAGACGGAGACGATTGCCCCAGCAAGCCGGTCGTTGCGATGTTCTTCGTTCCCGTCCAAGTCGATTCTACCTCTTCAGAAGCGGTGGTCTCGTTCAGCCGCACGCGAACCGTCGTGCCTTGGCGATTCGAGACGCCTAGCAGCGAGGTCAAATCGATTTCCAACGACCCGCCAAGGTCGGTCACGGAGGTGGGTGACGTCTTCTCCCAATCCCCGTCGTAGTATTCCCAAACACCGACCAGGTTAGCCGATAGCGTCGTGATGAAGACGCTCAGCTTGTCCCACATCGCCGTTCTGTGTCCCCAATAAATCGAGTCCTTCACGGCCGGTGTCGCCCATGGCGTCCAATCATCGGCCGGTGTCGTTTGGCTATTCGCTTTGGCGGTGTAGTCGGTGAACGTTCCGGACTCGTCTGCGTACACGAAATCGTGGACGTTGGTCGGGTTCACCGTGAGCGCTTCTAACGCTTCGAAGTAGATGGGCGGGTTGTCGCCGTCTCGCTGCGTGGCGCATTGCGCCAATTCCGGTACTACCTCCACGGAGGTCGTGAAGACTTTTGAAAGCTCGTACACAACGTCCGTTTGCGCTGGGGTAGCCGAACGAAGCTCATAGCCGATGAGCCTCAATTGATTGCGAACCGACTCGGGGAGTTTGGCCGTTGGGAGGGTGCTCTCATTCGCGGTGATGTCTACCAACGTATTGTTGAGGTGCCCGACTAGCGCATAGGCGCGAAGCAATTGCATGGAGGGTTCGAACTCACTCTCATCGGTCAACTCCGGGACGTTGACCCGCTTGTATTGAACGAGCGCCTCCAAAATCTCAGCGTAGTAAAACGCGCTAAAATCGAACGTGGGTATTTCAATCGTGACGGTCAATTCTACCCTCCTGCGCTGAAGACCTTCGTGAACTCTCCCTCTTCATCGCTCTCCAAGTTCAAGTATCGAAACTCCAATATCATCTCCTGCGTTTTAGAGTCCGTCTTCCATTCTATCGTATCCGTGAGCAGTTTAAACCTTTTTTGAGCCTCGAATAATTCGAAAATTTCTTTCAACTTCCGCGTGATGCCGCCTCGGATGAACGGGTCGTTGATGTCGAAGACCATCCCAATACCCAAGCCGATGCTTTGCTGAAAGGCGTTCTCGTTGTCGTCGTCTCCTAGCGCAACTGCGATGAGCTTTTTGTCGTTGTCGTCCCCATCTACGACGGCCATCCCGCCGCTCATATTTTTTCCTATCGGAACCTTCAAACCGCTTGGCATAGCTCCCTCAATCGTCTAAGGGACACGCGGGTATCGCCGGCATGTCCGGTATTGATGGTATTGACGGCAGCCCAGGTATCGGTATGGGGATGCCCGGAGTCGGGATAGGAGGGATGACGGGCAGTCCTCCTGGCGGCAACGGCATCTGCGGTGGCGTCGGTATCGAGGGGAAACCGGGCGCCGGTATCGGGATGCCCGGCGTTGGGATGGGAGGTATCACGGGAAGTCCGCCCGGTGGGAGCGGCATTTCTGGAGGAGTCGGGATTGAGGGAAATCCCGGCGCCGGTATCGGGATGCCCGGAATCGGTATTGGCGGGAAGTTGCATTTACTCATTTCACTTTCGTCGCCAAACTAAGGATCAAATTGATCGGCAGCGGCGTCCCAGGAGTCGGTGGCGAACCGGGCGCCGGATGTACGTGCCCTACTAGATACGCCATTAACAAGTTTCCGAGCACGGCCGGTTCGAACGCTCCATCGCCCAAGTTCACGCTTCCCGTCTTGGCGGAGAAGTCCGCGCCGGTCGCAACGATGTTCGACTGCGAGACGATTTGGATGACGCCGTCTTTCATCTCGATGTAGTTCGTGAATTTGTCAACGAGCTTGATCCCGTTCTCGTTGCTTGAGATGGTATTCCCGTTCTCATCGACGATGGTCGTTGCGCCGTTCTCCGCGTCCAGGTGGATGAATCCTCCGTTCTTGTTCGACATAACGATGGAACCCGTCTCATCGAACGCGATGAACTGGAAACTATCGCCCTGCTTCCAGGTGATTTGAACTTTTTGTTTTCCCTCCGTGTCATCGAAGTAAATGATATGGCCGTTCGGCGTAGCGAACCCGCGCCGCTTGCCGTAGTTGGTTTGGAAATCTTCCGGGACGGGGCGTGCTTCGTTTTCGCCGTCCACCTCCTCATCCGTGTAGTTGCGCTTCCCTCTCCAACGGATGTCTAGGTTATCAATGCTCGCTTGCCCAAATTGTTCGTCTTGCTCCGATGAGGCTACGACTTCCACCTCAACGATTTCTCCGACGTCTGGAACGTAGAACCATCCCCAGTCGAACGCCGGTTCCACCCACATCGGAAGTGTCGCATCTTCGTCGCCCAATAGACCGACGCAAGCGACCTTGATCCGGCCGCGTGGAGTCGGTTCGTCCGCGTCGATTGCCATCACGGTAGCGTCGTATGTTTCGCTTATCACGGCACTACCTTCCTACAAGCGAAGTCGCAGACATATCCTTCGCTGTCGTTCTGGATTTGCTTGACCTTCGAAAAGTAGTATTGCCCCGTGTAGGACTCGCCCACACCTTCGATGACGTGCTGTTGCCGAGCCATCAGCGTCTCAACACCGATAGTCTTGCCCCGACTCATGATGAAGTTCTCGCGCATTCGACGGAACCACTGTTGCGCCCAATCGACCACGTCCGCTTCGACTTGGAAACGCCGGTTCGTGACGACGTCGAAACTGAAGTTGTTGAAAAAGATTTTGATGTCACTTGCGGTCGTGTATTCTCCCTTTACTTCCCCTGTGAGATCACCGGTGGCGTCCAAGTCCGGTGAGCCTTCGTTCTCTTCGGTTATCTCCGCTCTCAACTTGCGCCCTGATAGCCGGTCCTTCACGGTCACGATCAGGTTCGTCTTCGCGCCTTTCACTAGCAACTCCGGTACGAAGCTGAGAAGACTTCCCTCATCTCCGAAATCGTACCGGAAGGTGTAGACCTTGTCTTGCTCTTTGAGCTTCTTGGGGTCTTTGAAATGGAGCGTCCAATTGCTATCGCTATTCGGACCGGCTTTGCCGTCTACCCAGAAGATAAAGCCGGTGATGTTCGCCATCCCCTTCACGAAGTCGTAATCACTCACGCCGGATTTCTGGATGATCTTCTTCGGCGCGTTTGGAGTCGGATCAATATCCGTCTCCATTTTGTACTCCTTCGCTTTCGTCTCTACGACATCGCTGTACTTCTCATCGTCATAGGTCCGCTTCTTCCCCTTGTCCGGTTCGTTGTCCATCATCAGGGCGTCTTTCGTGTACCCCGTCACGGTCAAAACCGGCTCACCCTCTTGAGGGAAGTTCGGAACTTGGCGGACCAATACGACGCGACCCACGTGATTGAGCGTTGCGAAGTCTCCATAGCCCATATAGATGGACATCTCGTTTCCGGGTTGAAACACTTTTGCTTCGGAGATGAGCGCATCGGGATTCACGAGGCGAATCATCGCCATGTCGGCCATCCCATCAGCGCTTTCGTATTCGACGTGGCGAACGAATCTGACGATGTTCTCCCCGATGTCCTCCCCATTTATTTCGATGGCGTAATTCGGGGCCAGCGTGGCGTCGTCTAATTGCTGTACCAACCGAGCCTCACTGCTTCAGCACGTGGGATACGTGCGTGCGGTTCGTTCGTTCGAACATTTGAAGCCGCAACGTCCTTTGCGGCGTCTCTTTCTTCCCGTATGCCGTTGAGAAGGGAATCGATTTTGGCTCGATTACCTCCTTGCGAATCGCTTCAACGGACGGTAGCTTGATGACCTCTGCTACTTTGATCTTCTGCTTCTCGGGATGGCGCTTCCGGATGACGTCGCCCAACAACGGGTTTCTGTACTCCCGATAGGCGAGCATCTCATAGTAGTCTCGGATTTTGGCGCGGTGATACCGCGTCTCGAATGCGCCGACTTCTTCCAAGCTATATGGATCATATTCGAGTAAGTTGATGGTGAGGGTAACGTCCTGGATGGCCCCCAAGCTCGTGGGCTTTCCGTAGGTGATACCGCTCAAGCTTTCGATCACGCATTTCGATAGGCTGAGATGCCCGTCCGCTATCCAAAAGGAAAGGATGGGCGGACGCTTCAACGCATCATCGCGCCTCGCCCAAGACTTTAGCATGTTGAGGTTATCTTCGACGCTTGAGAAGAGCGCATCGCGGGCGCGAAGACGAACCTGGAAAGAAACACGGTCTGCTTCGCCGTTTAGGAATTGAACGATGGGCTTCGCCCGGTTCAACGCGTTGTGCTGCGCGTATCGATTGCTGATGGTCTCCGTGGGATTGATAGCGACGAACTGGCCCTGTAATCGAAGAGGCGGGATGGCATCCGTATTTTCGAGGTACCAAACATCGAACGCGAACAGCATATCAAATAGACCCAACGTCGCCTCCTACGAAGTCACCGGAACGGCGCCGTGCTCGACCATCGTCCGTCGCTGCCACGGCGTGAACTTCTCTCCGGACCTTTCCTTCACGGTAGCCGAATGACGCGCCGATGCGACGTTCAACGCCTCCCCATCGACGCACATCTTGCTATCAATCTTCACTTCCGTCTTCGCGTCCTTGGCGCCTTCCATCGCGCCTTGCTTCGTCCCCGCCAACGACCCTTCCTTGACCGCCTCCGCCAATGCTTGCGTGAGCGCCGCTTCTCCTTCCGACGTCGCAAGCGGCATTTCACTTGTGAGGAATTTCTTGAACGGGTCGGTTTCGGTTTCGCCCGGTGGGATGATACCGAACTCCTGCTCCAGTTCCTTATCGGACGGAACGACCAACGGTTTGAATCCGCCAGCGCGTCTCCCTTTCCTCTTCCCCTCTTCGCCATAGAGGATTCCCGTGATGCCCTTCTCAGCGAACTTCTGGATGCCTTCGGGGATCAAATCCTTTTTGCCGATGAGGTCCGCAAGCTCAATCATCCATTTTACAGACTGCCGGACCGGCGCAAGGAAGAAATCGAGAATTGCTAGTCCCAACTCCTTCAAACCTCCCATGATGTCGCCTGCGAAAATGGTTTTGATGGACGTCACTAGGTTCCGGACGAATTGAATCCCAATTCGAATCGGGAAGATGACGAACGTCTTGAACTGCTTTGCGACGAACTGGAAGACCTTGCCCGCCGTCGCAGCGAGTCCGCCCAGCTCAAGGCCGATGAGTTGGCCGAGCACTTTCCAATCCTCTTTCGTCGTCTCGATTCCTAAGTCCATATCATCGAATAACTCGGTGATGACCGATTTCATCTCACCGATAGTCGTTACCCAAATGTCGCGCAGCTGAG